GCCTATGGAGAGGTCATGGGGGCAAGTCTTATAAAAAGAATAAATGAAAAATACAACTAATTCTACTTTAGATATTGCTAATAATGCGTGGCTTGGACTGGGCGACATATCTCAAATCCAAAGAAAAAATCCACTTGCAGAGTCGTCTTTAGAAACAATGGGTTTGAATGTTGTAAGATTGATGTCTAATCCAGACTATATAGGCTATACTGCAAAAATATTATTAGATATTGACTTACTACCAGTACAATGTGCAATATTAAGAGAATTATGGATTAGACCATTTCCTATGTTTGTGGCGAGTCGCGGATTTGGAAAGTCGTATAGTTTAGCATTATATGCACTTCTCAAGTGTGCTCTTGTGCCAGGAACAAAAGTAATTATATGTGGTGCTGCATATCGTCAAAGTAAAATTATATTTGATTATGCTGCTACTATTTGGTCTAATGCACCAATATTGCGTTCGATTTGCGATTCTAATAGTGGACCAAAAATTTCTGTTGATAGGTGCGTATTGAATGTTAATGATAGTTGGATGATAGCTATCCCAATTGGCACAGGAGAAAAAATTCGTGGTTTACGTGCCCATACTATTATTGCTGATGAATACGCCTCAATTAGTCCAGATATTTATGAAACGGTTATATCTGGTTTTGCTGCTGTCTCATCAAGCCCAATAGATAATGTTAAAGATGCTGCTAAAAGAGAGGCTTTAATTAAGGCGGGTATATTTAGTAAAGATAAAAGACAATATTCTGGTAGAACTAGTAATCAAGCTATTATTTCTGGAACGGCGGACTATTCTTTTAAACACTTTGCAGATTATTGGAGGCGTTATGTGGGCATCATTAGAAGTAAGGGAGATAGAAAAAAATTAAGAGAAGTCTTTGGAGAGGATGTTCCAGAAGATTTTGATTGGAGAGATTATTCTGTTATAAGGTATCCTTATGAGTTAATCCCAGATGGGTTTATGGATTCTAAGGTTGTTGCTCGTGCTAAGGCTACCGGACATTCTGCTATGTATAAAATGGAATATGGTACGGTCTTTGTTGAAGACAGTGACGGATTCTTTAAACGAAGCTTGTTAGAGTCTTGTGTGGCCTCAGATTCTAATGTGGGTAAAGTAGGATGGCCGATATGGTGTCCAAATACTTTTGATGGTATGATTCGCGGCAATCCCAAGTGTCAGTATGTATTTGGAATCGACCCAGCTTCAGAACAAGATAATTGTACTATTGTAGTGCTAGAACTACACCAAGAACATTGTAGGGTGGTCTATTGCTGGGCTACTAATAAAAAAATATTTAGAGAAAAAGTGAGTAAGGGAGCAACTAAAGAACAAGACTTTTATAGCTATGTTTCACGCAAAGTACGTAATTTAATGAAGATATTTCCATGTACGCGAATCGGGATGGATGCACAGGGTGGGGGAATAGCCATTGAAGAAGCCCTACATGATACAAACAACCTTTTACCTGGAGAGGTGCCCATCTGGCCCGTTATTGATATTGACAAGCCCACAGATATGGATAATTATTCTGGTGCCCATATGTTAGAATTAGTGCAATTTGCTAATGCTGAGTGGACATCTACGGCAAATCATGGTTTACGTAAAGACTTAGAAGATAAGATGTTATTATTTCCAAGGTTTGACCCGCTTACTTTAGAAATTGCCCTGGCTTATGACCAAAAAATGATAAAATCGGGAGAAGATTATGATACTTTAGAGGATTGTGTGATGGAAATTGAAGAATTAAAGAATGAATTGTGTACTATTACTATGACCAGAACGGGCACGGGCGTTAATAGTCGTGATCGGTGGGATACGCCAGAAATTAAACTCCACACGGGCAAAAAGGGACGTTTACGTAAAGATAGATATTCTGCTCTTGTTATAGCAAATATGATTGCCCGTACTATGAACCGCGTTATACCTGAAGTGCAGTATGATATGGTCGGTGGTTGTGTTAAAAATATGACTAAACAAGACGGTCAACTATATGATGGTCCAGCGTGGTATGTGGATGGGATGCAGTCCATGTCTAATGTCATGGGATTAATTAGTAAAAATCGTTAGCTTGGTGTATAATACAATGTCAATGCAATCTTAATTCCATTAAAAAATAAAATTATATTCTGTAACCTTTATGGCTAAAAGATATCCACGATCTGAATCAATTCAGTCTATAAAAACCGCTGCCGAACCAGCTTATGCTACACTTAATGATGCTTCTGACCTGAATGCTGGAGTAAGTGAATATTGTGGAGTGCAACGTAGTCAAGGAATGTTTGTGCAAGACTTATCTAATATAGGCGGATCGGGCATTTCTGCTCGCCCTGGATTAGATTGGAATGACTATGGGCGTTTTAGACCGGGCGAAGCAAGGGCAGCAACATTCTCAGAAATGATGACAAGGGCAAATCTTGCCTATAAGCACGTTGGTATCGTTCAATATGTGGTTGATTTAATGGCTGAATTTGCTTGTCAGGGTATCCGCCTAGTTCATCCCAATAAGAGAATTGAGAAGTTTTATCAAAATTGGTTTAAGAGAGTGTGTGGGGAAGAACGATCAGAAAGATTTTTAAATAATCTTTATCGACTTGGTAATGTTGTGGTGCGTAAACAAACTGCCAAGATTAATCTCGATATGAAGAACACCCTTTATAAAACACATGCTAAGCCAGACCTTGAAGCAACGAAACTTGTCGTTAAAGACAAAGAAATACCGTGGAAATATACCTTTTTAGACCCATCTCTGATAACTATTTCTGGTGGGGCATTAGCAAGTTTTATAGGTGATCCGCTATATGCCATAAAATTACCAGATAGATTTCGTCGTACTATTCGTAATCCTAAAACTGCTGAGGAAAAATCATTAGTTGGTAGATTACCATTTGATGTTTTAGAGGCGGCAAAAACCAATAAGCCATATCCCATTCCTCCAGATAAAATATCTGTTTTCCATTATAAAAAGGACGACTGGGAAGAGTGGGCCTGCCCAATGGTTAATGCCGTATTAGACGATGTTGCCATTCTACAAAAGCTTAAACTAGCTGATATTGCTGCCCTAGATGGTGCTATTTCTAATATCCGCATTTTTAAACTGGGCAATTTAGAACATAGAATTGCACCTAAAGCTGCTGCTGCCGCCAAATTAAGTGAAATATTACAGTCTCATGTGGGTGGGGGCACTATTGATTTAGTGTGGGGTCCAGATATTGAATTGGTTGAGTCTAAAACTAACGTCCATTTATTTTTGGGTGAAGGTAAATATATTCCCCACTTAAATAGTATTTATACGGGATTGGGCGTTCCATCTACTACCACAAGTAATGGTGGGGGAACCACAAATAATTACATCTCAATGAAAACGCTAATGAAGCGTATTGAATATGGGCGTAGTATTTTAGTGTCCTTCTGGGAAAAAGAAATATTGGCAGTACAAAGGGCTATGGGCTTTCGATTTTCTGCAAAAATAGAATTTGACATTGGACTTTTAGGTGACGAGAATGCCGAAAGAACACTGCTTATTCAAATGGCTGATCGTAATCTAATTAGTGATGAATATTTACAATGGCGATTTGGGCACGATCCTGAAATGGAAGGCATCCGCATTAAACGAGAACAACAGGAAAGGGCTGATGGCAAAATGGTTCCAAAGGCAAGTCCATATCATGATCCTCAATTTGGTATAGCATTTAAAAAAATTGCTTTACAAACGGGTATTCTTACTCCTGGACAGGTTGGATTACGCAAGGACGCTGACAATCTTGAAATGACACTTTATAATAAGACACCCGGAGAAAAAACTGCTATAGAGTTAAAAACTCCTGCTGGTGGTGTATTATCTAATATACCACAGCCTAAAGGACGCCCTAAAAACAGTAAAGACAGTACACAAAGAACAAGAACTTTTACACCTAAAATCAAGGCTGCTATGGACTTATGGGTTGCCGAAACACAAAATAAGATCGATGATGTATTAAAGCCATTGTTTTTGGCTAAATTTAATAAAGCTAATAAGCGTCAACTTAGTGATAGTGAAGTTGCTATTGCCAATAATATTAAGTTTGATGTTTTGTGCAGTATTGATCCATTTACCAATGTAAATGCAGAAATTATTAATAAGGCATTAAATGATAACAAGGCAAATTCATTATATAGTCAATATAGTATTTTAGCTAATGAGGTTAGTGGTGAATTAAATAGAAGTTTAACACTAGACGAAAAACAATATATAGAAAGTGTTGTTTACGTCAATTATTATGGAGAAAAAGATGGCACAGATTAATATTTCGTTTGATACGGTAACTAAAGAGTTGAAAATAGAAGCTGATGGTAAAATCCTAGCTGATCCTAAAACAATTTCATCTATTAGAATTTATCCTTATCAAGAAGATAAAGGCTCTATTAGTATCGATACCTATGAAATGCTTGAAGATGAAAAGATTACTAAAACAATGACAGTTTATGCCGACGAAAATAAAACTGAATTAATTCCAGATGATAATGTGCTTACTAAAGCTATGGGTCAATTGTTATTTAAAGGTATGTAATGACTATTCCAATTTATGCTAATGAAATAGACATGGCAGAAGAAATTCAGGCTAAGGCTTGTTTTACCTATGCTAGTCAAGTTGACTTAATGACTAAAGAAAATATACAACGAGCCATTAGTAATAAATTGCTTCCCAATCTTATGGTTGCTAAAGGCTCTATTAATGATATCGATCTTTATTATACAAAGTCAATTCTAGTTACTTCAAACTGGAATAAAAACGATGATGTTTTCACTGCCGCCGATATTTGGGCGGCTCGTCATACGCCTGCCCATAAACCAACAAACATCAACCATGATGAGCACAAGGTTGTGGGTCATATTACTGATAATTGGGCTATAGATGCCGATGGAAATATTATTCCAGATGATACAGAAGCTTCAGAATTACCTGGAAAATTTCATATTGTTAACGGGGCAGTAATTTATACTAATTGGACAGATGAAGAGCTTCAAGAACGTACTCAAAAACTCATTTCTGCTATTGAAGAGGGCAAGAAATATGTTTCAATGGAATGTTTATTTACCAATTTTGATTATGCTCTGCAAAATGCCGATGGTAGTTATGAAATTATTAAACGTAATGATGAAACATCTTGGATGACTAAAGCATTAAGGGCATATGGCGGGAGTGGAAAAGTTGAAAAGTTGAATAATAGGACTATTGGGCGAGTACTTAGAAATATTACATTTTGCGGAAAGGGATATGTTGATAAGCCCGCAAATTCTGAAAGTATTATTTTTAGTGATGCGTCAGATTTTAATGAAAATCAAGATAGTGGTGTATTAATATCTATAGAGCCTTCTAGTGGCTCTTTACTTACAACAGCAAATGGAGAAAACAATATGTCAGAAATCACTCAAGCACAATATGATGAACTTAAACAACAGTCAGATAAAACTGCTGCTGAGTTAATTAAAGAACGTGATGTGCTTATTAAAGCCAATCTTGCTCTTACTGAAGAATCCGAAGCTGCTAAGACAGCAAAAAAGGAAGACGAAAAGAAAATGTCTGATATGAAAACCAAATGTGAAGAACTTGAAGCGTCTTTACTTAGTGTTAAAGCAGAGTTAGATGCTATGAAAATTGCAGAAGCAAAAGCTAGTCGCATATCTACGTTGGTTGATGGTGGCATTGCGAAAGATAATGCTACTGCTAAAGTTGAAATTTTTGCCAGTCTTAATGACGAGCAATTTAATGTTATTGCCAAAGAACTTATTGAAGCCGATGCTGCTAAAAAGGTTATTCCGGCAAAAAAAGAAGATAAATCAACAACTTGTGCTGACAATGCTACTATTGATACTGCTGAAAGTACTGCTACCGAACAAGTGCTTGATACAGCTAAGGCTGAGGAAACTCCCGCAATGAATATTGTTACGGAAGTTAATGTTGATACAAAAGAAGAAGTTCGTAAGTCTATTGCCGAAATGCTTTCGGTAAAACGTAATAATAAACAATAAAGGAGATTGAATTATGGCTTTAAAACCTGATCGAAAAATCCTAGATGGTACTGATATCAGTTTTTTCTGCAATACAGTTGCGGAACGTGGAATGATGGCGGTTTTCGACACATCTACAACTGGTTTGGGTGCTGCTATGGATGATGCAAATGCTGTGGTAGTTCCTACTGGTGTGACTGCCTCTGGTCAAAAAGTAGCTGGTATGTTACTTTGTGACGTTGTTAATTATGATTTAACAAAGCAACATATTAACTGGCATAAGAACGAAGTCCAACTTGGTAGTAAGGTTGAATTACTTCGTCATGGCGATGTTGTGACTAATGTTATTACTGGAAGCCCAACCCCTGGAGCGGCTGCTTATAATACTAATATTGGTTCTTTTGTTGGTGCGGCTCAAACGTATACAAATGCATTTGGCTTAACCATGACCAATACTGATACCCAAGTAATTCCAGGTAGTGGTGCTACACCTGCATCTACTGTTGGAAATCTTAATACTAGGGTCGGCACCTTTAAGGGTGGTAAAGATTCCGATGGCTACGTCAAAGTAGAAATTAACCTAGTATAATAAGGAGTTTAAATAATTATGAAATTTACAAATAAAGAAAAAGTTATTGCTAAAGAGATGCAAGAACAAATGGATTGTGTGTTGGTTAAAGCCGGTTCTTTTAATAAACAAGAATCGTTAGATGCAACACGCGAAATTGCTAAAGCAATTGAACTTCCATTGCGTCAGTCAATACTGAATGGCGAGATTTTGGATGGTATTTTTGAACCCATTAAGGTTTCTGGGCGTTCTACTGTAGAATTTCCCCTAGATATCATTGCCCCTGGTCAAGAAAAGGAATTTGTTGCTTATACACTTCCTAATCAAGGCTATATTCCTAGTAAGGCTGTTGAGGGTGACTATGTTATGGTTCCCACATATAGCGTTGGTAATGGAATAGAGTGGGGATTGAAATATGCTCGTGATGCCCGGTGGGATATTATCGGTCGTGCTACCGATGTATTTCGTGCTGGCTTTGTGAAAAAGATGAATGATGATGGCTGGCATACTATTATTGTGGCTGGTTATGATCGTAATATTATCGTTGTTGATTCCGATGCGGCTGCTGGTGTATTTACCAAACGTCTTGTCAGTCTTGGTAAAACCGTTATGCGACGTAATGGTGGTGGAAATTCCACTAGTATGAATCGTGGTCAATTGACGGACTTGTATATTAGTCCAGAAGCAATGGAAGATATACGCAATTGGAATGTAGATCAATTAGACGAGACAACTCGTAGACAAATTTTCACTGCCGAAGGCGATAATGCTCTGAATCGTATTTTTGGTGTGAATCTACACACTATTGACGAGTTGGGTGAAGGACAAGAATATCAACTGTTCTATGGTACTGACCTGGGTGCTACAATGCCCGGTGGTAAGGTAGAAATTGCTGTTGGTCTTGATCTTCGTAAGAATGATTCGTTTGTTATGCCGGTTGTGGAAGAGTTGCAAATTTTTGAAGACGACACCCTTCATCGTTCACAACGTGGCGGTATATATGGCTGGCAAGAAAGCGGACTGGCTTGTTTAGACGGGCGTAGAGTATGTCTGCTTGGATTGTAAAGTCAATAATAGTTAAATAGCGATTCTAAGCCCAGAGTAATCTGGGCTTTTTTGTTATATATGGGAAAAACAACATGGCAAACAGAGATATTAAACTTGTATATCCAGCATCTTCTGCGGTAACTATTACATTAGATTCTTTGGCTAGTTCTCTTACTTTATTAGCAGGAAGACAATCTACTTTTATTGATAATACTGTTGGATATGAGGATTATTTACTGTCTGGTGTGATTAAAGTTTCTACTGTTAGTGGATTAATTGCTGGACTTATAGAAATTCACGTTGTCACTATGGAAGATGATAATTTGTGGCCTGTTAATTTTACTGGCACAGATAGTGATATTACTATAGCTTCATTAAATTATAAATATCAAATTTGTCATCCGGCTGCTGTTATTGCAACCACTACCACAGTTAGTTTAACCTATCCATTTGGACAGATTTCTATAGCATCATTATTTGGAGGTATATGTCCTAAGAAATTTTTAATTTTTGTTACGCAATCTACAGGGAAAAATCTTCATACTTCTGGTTCTGTTATTAAAATTAATCCAGTATACCATACAATGGTGTTTTAATGAAACGTCCAGATCATTTTATATTAAGCCAAAATCATCCATTATCCAAAAATTTGGTTTTTGCCGGAATGGGTAATGGCCCAAATACCAAAATATATAATGATAGTTCTCTTTATGGTAATCACGGTGCATTTGCTTTTGCCAATGGGTGGAAATATAATAGTATACTAAATAGATGGTGTATAAATTTAATTGCCGGTGCAGCTAATTTTATTCAATTTTCTAAATTCGTGACATGTTCTAGTACACAATGGACATTTGCGTGCTGGATTTTGACTGCCCCAAATAATGGAGGTATTATTGGTGCTTCTAATTACGTTAATATCTCTAATTCTTCTAATAATTTGATGTTTTGTGATAATAGATATTGTTATTTTGTCTCATTTTTTCCATTTTCAACATTAGGACACCTAACTATTACTTTTAATGCTGGGGTATGGACTATTTATCGTAATGGAATATATTATAATAGCAAAACAACCACTGCTTATAATGCAACATGGAGTGCTACCACAAAAATAGGTTACAATTCTTTAGGATATTTAACTGGCACCATTGGTGATGTAATGATATACGATAGAATATTGTCCGAATCTGAGATATTTCAACTTTCTTCATTAGATTCTATGTTGGGAGGATTTATTATCCCATCACCACATAAGCGTTATTTATCTACTGTTGCCAATCTTTCACTATCTCCCCAAAAGGTGTATAATATGAGTGGTGGTAATAATGTTTTTACTCAATCTGGTGGTAGTAGAGTTGCTGTTTTAGATGGGCAAAATGATAATATCGTTTTGAATGGGTCGGTGCCTAATATTTTTGCACCTTCCAATAAAAATATTAAATTAGATTCTAGTACTAGTACATCAAAACTATCTAATACTAATAATAAAATAGTTTTAGACGAAACAGATACAGATATAATATTGTAGAGGAAAATAATGGCTAGTATAAGTTCTACAGTGATGAGTAAATCTAAAGATGAATCTATAGCTATTTCAATGGATTTTGCTGATGCTATTGGTAATTTAAGTATTTCTGGTATTTTATCTATGGAGCCATTATATAGAGATAGAACAATGGCTACCGACATATCCATCGTTGATCCAACGACTAGTGGAACAACAGTACAATGCATAATAAATGGCGGCACATATAATTATACTTATGTGATTTCCTCTCTTATTAAAACAACGGACGGACAAATTTTTGAAGGTCGCGGTTTACTAACGGTGGAGTAATAAATATGTCCTGGAACGATTCTGGTATAAAAATGTTAAGGGTGCTATTAAATGATAATGGCACTACTCTTACTTATAGTGATAATAGGCTGGAACAGCTTTTAATAGTAGCGGCAATTTATGTGAAACAGGACTTAACATTTGATGTTAACTATTCTATTAATATAATGACCCACTCTATTTCTCCAGACCCAGTAGATACGGGCGATAATGCATTTTTAAATTTTACGGTGATTAAAGCAGCATGTTTGGCAGATATAGGTCAAGTACGAACAAAAGCATTGGTAGCTGGAATTTCTGCACGTTGTGGTCCTGTTAGTTTAGATACGGGTAGTCACTTAGTGGGCTTTAAAGAGTTATTGAGTGTTGGTCCTTGTGCTATGTATGAAGCCCTTAAAACAGATTGGCAATATTCACATAGTAATATACATCATGCTATTTTAACGCCATTTATTAGTAATAATTTTGATCCACGATCATTAGGATAATATGAGCAATCCATTTGACGGTATTATAAGTACAGAATTTAAGGCACTTTTTAAAAATGCCATTGAATCCTTATTAGATATAGATGCACTAAGCATTGCATGTACGTTAGTATATGGAGATTCTAAATTTACAGATTGTACAAATTGTGTTTTTGATCCAGTTTTAAAGAAATCATCTGGTAAATATAAATCTGGCGGTGATAGATATTTTACTGTTGGAACGTGCCCAGTATGTCGTGGTATAGGACGATTTACTACGGATGTTACAGCTACTGTATATATAGTCCCAATATGGAATTATAAAGACTGGATTAATTGGCGTGGTACTACAGCACAAGCATTGGCTTTACAAGGATATGTTCAAACACTATCTAAAATGGATACTTACAATGCAATAAAAAGCTGTAAATCTATTATTATAGATAGTTCCTTAAATATTCAACACAATCATATATTTCAAAGAGATGGGGAGCCAACGCCCGTAGGTCTTGGAGGGTCGGACTTTCTTATCACCATATGGAAGGCGATAGCATGATAACTTTGAATTTCAAAATTAAAGAAAGTAATCAAGAACTTACTAAATTAATTTTGAATACAATAAAAGATGATATTACTAATTTTTTATCTAGTGTTGCAAATAATGGGCAATCTAAAATACAAGACTTAATAAGGCGAACATTATTAAATTGTCCAGAAATGATTGATGCAAAAAATGGTGATTTACGATCAGAGCTTGGCTTAGAAAATGCCGAACAGAAAATAGAAGGCATTATTAATACTTGGGTAAATAATATTAATATTACACTTAAGAAAACGGTAATATCTGGTCATGGTTTAGATGGTGGATTCATATTGGGTATTATTCGTACTGATTTTGCAGATGTATTGAGTCAATCGGAAGCCGTACAAATTACAGAAAAGGGACAATCATTACCGTGGTTAAGATGGTTGTTATTGGAAGGAACCGGAATTATTATTGATGACTATCATTTAAAGATCAAACCAGACAGAAGTAGAACTGGAAAATATATTATGATTCCTTCTTCAAGATATTGGGGCATTCCTTATGAATATGCTGGAACCGTGGATAATAATTTTGTTACTAGAGCATTGGACAGTATAAAAGATCAAATTGATGACATTATTTATAGCTCATTAAAGGCTTAGTATGATTACAGATTCCACCAAATTTAAATCTATTTCAAATATAGCAACTCCGCTAGTAATGAATGAGCTAGAGTCTAATTTTAAGTCATATATAGACTGGGCTATGTTAAATATCGGTGGATACAACAATGTATTAAAAGATGATCTCGGTCCTTATGGTGGCGATTTTAGTGCTTTAAAAGTGGTGCCAAATAGTGAATATGGCTATGGTAAAGAATGGGAAGGCATTAGAAAAGATTGGATATATGAGGATTTTCGTCATGTCGTAATGACCGGAACTGGAATGTATTTAAGCTTTAATTTAGCATCTGGTACTGGAATATGTAATATTAGCGGATATGCTAGCGGCAATATGGGCGATATATTAGTTTTTTCTGATAGCGTTAAATATATTTGCAAGAATTTTAGTCATCCAACTACTGGAACATCATATGCCTCTGTCGTAGCAAATAAAACGGGAATTGGTACTCTAAACCTATCTGGAAATTACGAATTATCTAATGGAACATATGATCCAGTTATTTATATTAATAATACCATAGTAAGTAAAGATAGTTATTATATTAATTATCCGTTGGGAACTGTGGTGTTTAATAGTGCTATAGCAGATGATAGTAGTGTTCAGGCTGATTATTCATATCGTTCAGTGCAAACTTATAAAGCCGATGATGTTCCGTGGTGGCAAGAAATACAATTTAATAGTTTACGTTCGGATAGTGTTCAGTTTACCCCAAATAGTGGACAGGGCGATTGGTTGGTTGGTGGAGAACATAGATTACAATTGCCCATTATTATTGTAGAAGCTGCCCAAAGAGGTGATGGTCGCCCTTATGAAATTGGTAATGAAGCAATATGGGCAACGCAAGATATTATTATTTCAACTATTACAGAAGATCGTTATATGAGGAATAATATAGTGGACATCATGCGTGCTCAATTAAACAAAACTTTACGCCTATATGATAGCTCAGCTATTGCACAAAATGATGCTTTTTTATTAGATTATAGGGGTGCCACCACTTTAACAGGATTATTAGATTTAAGAAATTATTCTACTTTAGTATATGATTATTATTGGCAGAATTGTTTTATAGCTCGTGCTAATATTTTTGAAATGTATCCAGTACACCCAAAACTATTTGTTGGTGCAATAAGATTAACGTGCGAAACTGTTTTAGGTGTATCAGAATTAGACTAATTTGGTCATAATGGTGTATAATTAAATGTGGATTTCGGTGTATCATTCTATGGCGAAATCTATAAAATGAGACAATTTACTCTTTAAAAGGAGAAAACATGGGTTATAGAATATTTTATGCCGTACAAGAAGTAAGAGTTAATGACCTTCCCATCCACGGTGTTCAATCTGTTAGTTCAACTACGAATTTTCAGCTTGATAAGGTGTTTGAATTTGGTAATATTAATATTTATGAAACAATTGAAAATATTCCTAATGTGGAATTAAATGTTACCAAAGCTATAGATGGTTATCCTTGTATATATACTGCCGCATCTAATACAGCAAGTTCTCCTACTCTTGCTGGGCGAACATCCATTCCAGTTAATGTCAAACTGTTGGTTTTTGACGATACAGTTGCCAATTATACTTCTGGTGTTGCATCTTTGAATGCTATGGAATGCCAGAGTATGTTTATCTCTTCACTGCAATATAATTTTCCCGTTAATGAAAATGGTACTGAGGCTGTAACATTTGTTGGAAATGATAAATTGTGGGCAATTGATAGTCGCGTTACCAATACCGATTTGAATGCTAGAAAAGCAGCTTTATCGTTAAATGGTGCTATTGATGGTGCCGATAGTCCTTCTGGTTATGGCCACGTTTTTCGTCGTCAACATTTTATATTTGGTAATAGTGCTACTACTTCTAGTATTTTGCCTAAAGATATTCCTGGTATTGATTCCAATGGATATAATTTAGCTACTGGACCTAATGGTTCGTATGCCGCTCATATTTCTAATGTAAGCATTAAAACCGATTTGTCTCGTGAAGAATTATATGAAGAGGGTCGTCGTACTCCTTATTATCGCCCTGTTAATTTCCCTGTTGAAGTTACTACCGAAATTGAAACAGTTGCTGTGTCTGGCGATAATATTTCTGCTACTGAAAGTGGTATTATAGGCACTACCGAAAGTAATCTACAAGATTGTACAATTAAGATTCTAGTATCTCAGGGACTTGGTTTGTGGCTTGGCACTAAGAATAAATTACAATCAGTTAGTTATGGTGGTGGTGATACTGGTGGTGGTTATTCTAAAGCTACTTATAATTATATGACCTATAATACATTAACGGTTGTTCAGTCTGGCGATCCCAATGCTAGTGGAATGGCTTGGTGGACTGGAAGGGCTACTTATTTTGTGTAAAAATAGATAGTATGTGGGGGAGGTGCTAACTCCCCCTTGGTTTGATTGGTATACGTGAAGCGATAGCATCTTGCGAGTAACACTTATACCTTATTTTGTTAGGAGTAATAGGATATTTGATGGACTACCACATTAAAGAGTTAATAGTACATAATCTATTAGCAAATCGTCGTCATTTCTATTATGATCGACAACTTTATGTGGTTAAAAATCCTTCCTTAGATATTCTATTACAAGCCGACGAAATATATCGTCAATGTTTAATTGACAATAAATATATCAAGTGGCTTCGATTATCCAATTGTGAGAAGCTGCTTAAAGTGCGTCATTTGTGGAGCGATGATATGTCTTTAGATATGAAAGCGATGGAAGCCCGACTAGACAATGTCAAAATAACTTTATATAAGAATTTTTATCGTAAAGATGTGGTTAATAGAACCAAAAAAGAAATAGCCAATCTTAATAAAAATATGAATAAGCTATATAATATTTTACATAGTTTAGATCAATATACTATAGAATATTATGCTAGTATTTTAAAGATGGATTATATATTACAAAATTGTTTATATTGCAATAATAGGCTTGTAGGAGAAATAGCAGGGGCATTATCAAATAGTCTTTTGTCAGAATTTAATTTTTCGCTTTTGTCAACATCGAATATACGTGAGATAGCTAGATCGGAACCTTGGAATAGTTATTATAGAATTAATGTAAATCCATTTACATGTAGTATTGCAGAACTTAACGATACGCAAAAAACATTACTATCCTATAGTCAAATGTACAGTTCTATTTATGAAAATCCAAATAGACCAGACGATGGAATTATTCAAGACGATGATGCACTAGATGGATGGATGTTAAATCAAAAAATAGAAAGAGATAAAGAAAGACAAGAAAATAATACTCAGAATATAACAAAAAAAAATAATGCTGATGAAATTTTCTTACCTGCATATAGTGGACAAGATATTATAGATATACGAGACTTAAACACTCAGGAATCCGAAAATGTAAAAAAACAAAAATTTACTGCTATTCAAAAGGCAGGAAGTATAGAGGATGGAGATTTACCAGATAGACAGGCACAAATGAGAGCTACATTAATAGCTCAGAGAGGACATTAAAATGAGTGAAGACTTTTATTCTTTAAAGCGTAAACACGATGCCATTAAGAAAATGCATGAAGAAAAATTTAAACAAAATTCAAAGCGGCGTTTAATGAATATTGTTGAAAAGAAATGTAAAACTATTATGATAGGTGCTATTGCCCAAATTGAAGAAATGTTGGGTAGCGAATTATGGGATGATAAAGATCAGTCAGTAGATGGTAAATATTGGTTTGAAAAATTTCAGGCACTTAGAAATAAAATTTTAAATAATGGAAATACTCAAATCAGAGCCATTATGGACGAATTAAGTAATCATACCATTACCTGGGAGAGATATCAAACGCAGTTTATAGTTAAAAAAGGAGAACAATAATGATATTTCAGACTTTTCAAGCAATGTACAATGGACAAATGTGTGATTTTAAGGTGTATATGCCAAATGTACATCAACAGCGAGAAGCACAAAAAGTGCGGAATACGGTATTTCAAGAGGCACTGCTTTCTAAAGCTATTTTAAAGGCACAATTAAATACAATAATGAGAGATAGGGGATTGTGGAACGATGAAAAAGAAGCACAATATAATACATTGGCACAAGAAATATGTGATAATGAACGTAAATTAGAAGAGGGTGGCATTTATATTGAAGATGCTCGTAAAATAGCTATTAAATTACGTAAATTAAGGGCTGACCAAAGAATCCTTATAGCTGAAAAGCTTGAACTTAACAATACCACTGCTGAAGGACAGGCCGATAACCAATCATTTAATTATCTTGTATATGCATGTACCTTTTTGGTGTATAATAATACAGAAAAGCAGGTGTGGAAATCGTTTGATGAATACTTAGAAGCCGGACTAGCTGAATTACCTATTCGGGCTGCTACCACACTGAGTGGTTTATTATATGGTTTTAATAGTCAACAAGAAGAGAAAAGATTAGCAGAAAATGCATTTTTAAGCGAATATGGATTTGTTGACGATAAATTACGGCTGATTAATAAAGACGGACATTTGATTGATGAGGATGGGCGACTTATTACTGAAGATGGTTATTATGTTAATGAGAGTGGTGATAGAGTAGATATCAACGGAATAAAGATTGATAATACTGGACACTATATTTTTGAACGCAAGCCATTTTTAGATAGTAGCGGCAATCCTATTGAAAAAGTGGTTATCGAAAAAACAGAATGATAATCGTGATAGCGGATAGTGTTTTATGCGGATAGTGCTCCTTTATGCAGTACTATTCGCATTTTTTATATGGGAAGTAAATAATGGCCAAATCATTTTCTATAACAATAGAAGCACTACTCAGTGGACCATCTAATGTGTCTTCTTTTAGGAATAAGTTAGAGTCACAATTAAGTGGTATTAAGGTGCCTATTACACTCACTATTCCTCGTGGTATAGAATCTCAAATCTCATTATTACAAAAGGGACTCGTCGGGCTAAATCGAGAATTGATAAATATTACTAGAAATGGTAAGAGTGCTGCCGGAGCACTATCTGCACTTAGTGGTAGTGTTTCTTCTTTTAATAGTAAATCTAGTGTATCTGCTAATAGCATTGCCAATCTGAATAATCATGTTACTAAAACAAAGACAGTTGTGAGCGGTGCCACTAGTGAATTGGCAGAATTTGGTCGCGTAACAGGTTTAGCTATTAGACGTTTTGCTGGTTTTAGCATAGGTGCTACAGCTATATACGGAATGGTTGGAGCTATTAATAATGCTGTCAAAGAGTCTATTGAATTTGAGCGTACTATGGTCAAAATTCAACAGTTGACCGGCTCTACAACTAAGAATACACAAAATCTTGCTGCCGAAATAGGAAATCTAAGTACAAAGTGGGGTGTGTCATCTACTGAATTAGGCAAGGTGGCTCAAACACTTACTGAAGCTGGTTTAGCTACTAAAGACACCCAAACCATTATGGCTTCTTTAGCTAAGACTATGATTGCCCCATCATTTGGTAATATTACTGATACTACTGATGCTGTCATTGCTTCTATGGCTCAATTTAAACTAGGGGCTAAAGATATGGAGGCGGCACTTGGCTCTATTAATGCCGTATCTGCCCAATTTGCCGTTGAAAGTAAAGATATTGTAGATGCTATTAAACGTACTGGTGGTGTTTTTGCCATGTCTTCACAAGGCACTGTTGAACCCATGAAACAATTGCAACAATTTATTGCTGTATTTACATCTATACGAGCTACAACCCGTGAAAGTGCTGAAACCATTGCTACTGGTTTGAGAACAATTTTTGTGCGTATTCAGCGTCCTGAAACCATTGCCCAATTACGTAATTTAGGTATTGAACTACAAGATTTAGAAGGTAGATTTGTTGGTCCTTATGAGGCTGCTAATAGATTAGGCACTGCCCTTTCAAATATGGACCCTCGCAGTGGACAGTTTGCACAAATAGCTGAACAACTCGGTGGTATTCGACAAATCAGTAAGGTATTGCCCTATATTACTCAGGCAGAAGTTAGAATGAAGGCTATGTCCGTTGCTGAAAACGGATTAAATTCTGTTAATGAGGCAGCTATCATTGGTCAACAAGCTTTAGCAGTACAGCTAACTAAAGTACATGAATCTTTTCTTGCTTTAATTAGAGATATAGCTGATTCTTCTAGTTTTAAGAATTTTGCCACCATTGCTATGGAACTGGCTAAAGGTCTAATTTCGGTTGGACATGCCCTAACCCCATTGTTACCAATGCTTGGTACATTAGCAGCTATTAAAGGTTTTCAGTGGATGACAACGGCAATTCCTGGTATTGCTGCTGGATTAAAAGGTAGAGCTAGTAGGATGGCTAGTGGTGGTATTGTTCCGGGCGAAGGAATGGGAGATACCGTACCAGCAATGTTAACTCCTGGTGAATTTGTTATTAAACGCACTGCTGCTCAGGCTATTGGATATGGTAAGTTATCCTTGATGAATACTAGAGGTTATGCGGCTGGTGGTATAGTGACTAGTGGAAGAACCTATTATGGTGCAGTCAGAGGGGGCGGATGGGACGATGATTATCGTAATGTACGTTCTAGTAAAGACCTACCTAATGATGATGCTATTATAGCAGAAATACAAGCCAGAAAATTAATCACTAAAGCACTAAGTGATGAAATTATGGCAATTCATAGATTAAATAAGGCTACTGACGCAGCATATGAAAATGAAATAGCAAGAAGGCAATCACAGCCATTACCGCAAGAATTAATCGGCGGCACTCCAGGGGTAGTAAGAGAACCAATAAATTTGACTAGGGGTGCCCCTCGTATTAATATGTATAGTCTTAAAGCTAATCAATGGGCTAGAGAACAAGCCGATAAACAAGCTAAAGAAGTGTTTAATGCTGTTACTAATAAATTAAGAGAACAAGAGCAAAAGGCACTAAGCGGTATTCCAACATTACCTCCAACTGGTCGGGCTAGTTATAGACAGAGTGATATTAGTGGAATGGGTAAGAGGGCAGCATATGGTCCTACTTATTGGGGTTCCAGAATTATTCCAGAAGAGGCTTGGTCTAATGCAAATGTTCAAGAATTGCCAACACCACCAATTCCTTTTAGACAACGATTAAAACAAGGATATGGCAGTTTTAAATCTAGGATAGCCGGTGGTGTGAAATCACTTGGCACTCCTACTGGACTTATGGGTGCAAGTATGGGTATGGGCATGATTGCTCAAGGATTTGGCATAGAAGATTCTTCAGTTGTTCAAGGAGCACAGGCTGGCTTGGGTACTGCCGGTATGCTTGGTATGTTAGGTGCTTCTGGTGGGGTGGCTGGTGGTGCAGGCATAGTAGCTGGTGTGGGTATTGCTATTGATTCCTTTATAGCTGGATTGAAAGCTGATAAAATAGCGGCATCAGCTAAAGTATTAGAAAATAGTTTAACATCTTTATCTAGTTCTATAGATGAAGCCATGAAAGGCGGAGATATTTTTAGGCCCAATGAAACTGCTGGTAATGTATTTGCTGCTAGGGAGCTAAATCGTAGAAATGAAGCAGAGAGTGGTGGTTTATATCAATCGCTTAGTAGGGCTACCGGACCAGAAAATGCCGAGAGAGTAAGCTATGGAGAGCAGTTAGATAAGGCTAGAAATAGAACTCCAGGCTATATGAACTTTGGCGGATTAAAAGATAGAGTTGCAACATGGTTTTCTGAGGATGCTATTAATCAGCAAATTAAAGACATTAAAATAAGTCGTAAAGGACAAGCAGTAAAAGATATAGAAGATATGCGTCCGATTACCGATCAAAGTATGAAATATATTAGCTCTTTAATGAGTAAGGGAAATGTTTTATTCCAAACGGGAGGTATTAGCAATAAGTTTGATGCATTAAAAAATACACAATTGACAGAATTTGGAAGTAAGCAAAAAGATTTAATTAGATCGGTTGCTTATTCTGGACCAAGTGGAGTACGCAATAGAGAATATATACAAAATATTGAACAGGACACAAGAAAAACAGAAGCTCAAAAAGCTAAAGAAATTTCTGCTGCATTACTCCGTATGGGCATGACTGTTATTTCTACAGAACAAGAAATTATCAATAAACAAAAATTAATGACTGATGCCTTAAAGAAGTATGGCAATGCATTAGACTTTTTAAATGAAAAGTTTATGATGATGTCGGCTTTAAGCAATCGGGTGGGCGAAACATTTACTACTAAAAATAATTTAGATATTCAAAGAGGGCAAGCTAGTTTAGAAGGACGTGCTTTTACTGCGGGTAATGTAGATTTAAATCCATTTGCTAATATGAAGGCTTATAGTAATGATGAAATAATTGCAGCTTTAAAAAGAATTAGTGCCGGACCAGAGTTAACCAATACGGTCATGGCTTCTAAAGTTTTTGAAGGTCCAGAATTTTTGCAAGCATTGCAAAAAAATGCTGACGAAAGAGTGTCTGGGCAAAATATTAATGATATATGGAAAAAAACTTTAGCCGATATGGGTATACAACTACCAAAAACTATGGCAGATAGTATGCAAACTATTACTAATACCTTAGATGCTGGTGCCCCTGGTCAATTGGATCAAGATTTTCAGACCAAGATGACTAAATTTACAGACGAGGTTAAAAAATTAGCTCCGGCATTTAAATCTAGTGAAGAAGCTGCTAAAAATATGAGTGAAAATATGATTAAGGCTGGACAAATGGCTTTAGCAGCTACTAATCAGTTTTATCAGAATACATCACAGATACAATTAGAAGCAGCCGGATTTGCTGGTGGTATAGCAGGTGCTAGAAATCAAGTAGTTGGAATGAGTGGCAGAGAGTTAAGTTTAGCTGAATTAAATGCACCAAGAGTTGCAGAAATACAAATGTATAATCGCAGTGTTGGTAATGTAAATCCACTTAGTGCTTTTAGTGTTGGTACTAAACAAGCTGAATTACTCAATCAACGTACTGCTCTAGAACAAAAATTACGAACTGAAGGAAATACTGATATAGCAAAAAATCCAGAATTAATGGCACTTAATTTAGCTATTGGTGCCAATACCGAAATACAAAAAAGATTATCAGATGTTAATTCTGCCCTATCTACCATTATGCAAAAACATAGTGAAATATTAAATAAGCAAAGTACTTTTAAAAGTACGCTTGGTGGTTTAGCTGGAATGCAGGGTATTGAATTGATGAAAGCCATGAGACAGGGTGGGGCATTCTTGGGTGCAGCTACCGGAGGTCAAATTGCAGACAGAGATCAAGCCGGAGTATTATCGGGTGGCGGTGCAATAGGAAGTATATTATCTACTTTAGACCCCAGCATTATGAGTCGAGTCAATCAAAATCCGAATCTTTTAGGTGCGGGTATTATCGGCGGTATGGAAAGACAAAAACAGGAATTGCAGTTACAAGCTAGTGGTGCTATTACTAATGCTCAAACTGCTCAAGAAGATATATTAAAACAAAAAGCTACTGGTGCTTGGTCAGCTTTGCAGGGAGGATTAAATAATGCTACAGCTATGGAAAGGGGCACTAGAGAAGTGGGTGCGACTAATTTAGATATCTTGTTAAAATCTATGGATTCCCTTGGTCCCAATATTGATAAATTAGCTAATACCGTTGGTTTACTTGCCTCTACTAAAATCCCTGAAAAAATTCTATTTGAAGGCAGACATGATGTAAACGTCAATATTAATGGTGCCGAAGTATTTGCATCATTAGAGCCAAAAATTAAAGCAATGATTGAAGATCAAATGAATTTCCAATTTACTCCAGAAGGACAAAGAAGGGGATAATATGAGCAATACAATGACCTATGGGGCATATTCATTTATCCCTATGCCAATGATGAATATTACTAGAGAGTATCATAATAATCCCAATGGGGATATGTTGGGGGCTATTCTAAACGTAACTCTAGATGGAACGCTAATAAATATTAATGATGCCACTTTTAGTTTGACTGGCGTAATGGGAATGCAGAGCGGACTATTAAATGCTGTTAAAATAAATGGCAGTGGCTTTGTAGTTAAGCACGATAGTATAATATTGTTTAGCGGCACTCCAATATATAGCAGTATAAATTTTAGTGATACATCCGACCACTGGAGTAAATCATCTAAATATAATATACAATTTACTATCCCTGATTTAAGTATAAACTATAGCGGTAATTATTTAAGCGAACTTAATGAAGATTGGTCTTTTGAGTTTTTAGATGACAGGGCATATTATAGCGGAATATCAGTTAATCCATATGTCGGTAGATTAACACACAATGTTTCTGCAAAGGGATTAAATTGGTATGGTCCATCTGGATATCAACATGCAAAAAATATTGTAACATCTTTACTTGGATATGATTATAATAAAATATATCAGGGTGGTGTGATTAATTTTATGGCTGTTGGTAATACTTCTGCCGTAAATCACATACGTTCTGTCCAAGACAACCCAAAGAATAATAGTTATAGTGTCGCAGAAAATTGGCTTATTTTGGGTAGTAGCACTGCTGCAACTGAAGATTATACTGTAAGTTTAAAAGAAAGTGTAGATTCATCTATCAAGTCGATAAATATAGACGGTACTATTCAAGGATATGAAACAAGAAATTATAGCGGTTCAAACTTAAGTATTACGACATCTAAATATGCCGCTGCTAGTGGATATTTTAATTCAATATCGGGATCATTATATAATAGAGCAATGACAATTGGAGGAATAAGCGATTTACATATTACTCCAATGAGTAAAAGTATAGGATACAATACTCATAATGGTACTATTAATTATAATTATGAGTATAATAATAGATCGTATAATTGTGTTGCTAATGCACTAAATGAAATTATAGTTATTAATGATACTAATCCACAAGATGTTGTGGCAAAAATTAATGTTCCTGGACGTTTACAAGGCCCAGTTTTACAATCCTTTGGAACTAAAACAGAACATATAAGAGAAGTTAGTGTGGAAATTTCAGTTCCGATTACTAATAGCTCTTCCATATCGGCATTATTATCTAGCCCAAGAACCGATGTTGTAACTGGAATTTTACAACCAATACAAAATAATTTAACGGGCATAGTTGGTGTTGGACAGGTCTTTTTAAGTCACGATGTTGAATCGTGGACACCACATAACGGAAAATATTCAAGAAATGTAGCATGGACATGGCAATCAGTTTCTGATACAACCACACCAAGCGTGGCACAATAATTATGATTACAAATATAACACCAGCTAGTATTTATGGACCATACACACATGCCTTATTTTTGGGTTGTAGTGTGATATCTTTTGATTCTACTCTTGGACAAGGTTCTCAGGTATCAGAAATATCAGTCCAATTAGTAGAAGACACAGCACCATCTATTGCTGGTAAAAGATATTTTTTGGGAGATTTAACAGAATCTTTATGGTATAATGCCGATCCCGGCTTTATTGGATTAACACACGACATTATAGGTTGCCCTGCATATTTTTGTTTAGGAGATTTTGAATTTTCTGGTATTATTCAAAGCTGGGAGCATAAATACTCAGATGGCGGAAATATTTATTCTGTTAAGTTGGTTGACCCTCGATTAATTTTGGAAGGCACTCAACTTATTATTGGAGATTATACGGGGGCTACAAATGGTGTTATTAATTTATTCAATTTATATGGATTGCTCGAATATTGTGGCGAAGCCGTACCGCCCATTTCCTTAGTAGATGGCGAATATGTAGAGGGCAATCTTGGTCCTGATGGTGCTGGTTTTGGCAGTTTATCTGGTGGTTTTGGTGGTTCTTCGTCCACTAAAAATGGCATACCGTGGCCCACACTGCGTAAGGGTTTGCAGCTTATGATGTGTGCTTTCCCCATTATGCCAGCCAACGACTTTTGTGCCTATGGGCGTATTGTATATAAAGGGCTGTCTGATGCTTTAATGGTTACTACATGCGGATTGATCTTAGCAGATTGGAGCACTAATAGTACCTATGTGTTAGATATTGATGAATTGCCAAATATTCCTACATTGTGGTCATTTAATACAAATAATATTAGTGTATTAGATTTAATTACGCAAGTGTGCGAATTAACCAATTATGATTTTTATATAGAATTAGTCTTTGTTAAAGATACTGGACACGTTGCTTCTAGTGATGGCGTGGTTAAATTTATTAAAGTGCGAACTATAGCGAGAAATATTGTAAATAGTTCTTATTTAATTGACTCTTATATTAATAGTGCAACTGTGCCCATTAATTCTTATAGTAGTGGGCAGGAACTTCGTACTTCGCCAACGTCTACTTTTATTATAGGTGGGCAAAAAAATACCATTTATCAAGTTGATGATATATATGGGAATACAGCCACTTATGGTGGAGCTAATATATTAGAGCCATTTATGGGCTTTAAACATCAGGAAATATATAATCTTCCACCTGCCATAGTAATGCCCGTATGGAATGAAAATAATAGATGGTGGGAATTTGATATTCCGACTGATAATTTAATCAGATCATTGAAGGGTGTTTTAACCACCACTAGAACAACCATAAAAATTACAGAATTAGAACTACAAGCCGCCCTATCTGGTTATGATAGTTGGCTCTTTATAGCAGAAACACTCGATAGTGATAGTTATAAAATTATAGCTATCGATAGCGGACTACCAGAGGCGTGTTCTACTACTAAAACATTAAAGAAGCTTGTAGAATTGATTAATGAATATGAAGCAAAAAGAATTGCTGCCGGTGCTAACAAAGATTTATTAAATATTGCTATTAGAGATTTTAGGACTAAATACGAAAGTGCATTTTTCCATCCAGCTACGACTAATGCTTCATATGCCAAATTAGATGATGATTTACAATCATTATTTAATTTTATTGGTAGTTTTGCCAGTGAATATTTTGGTCGTAAATATATGGTTAAGTTGCCCTATAGTTATTTTAAATCTGACCCGTTGACTGGTGAAATTACTTATACTGATTTACCATGCTCTGAGGGATATAGTGAACAAACTACAGTTTTAGGATTACCTACTGTTGGTGATGACGCTATGTATATGGATATCTTTAAAACAGACGATGGAAGAATTAAGTCATTTGTGCGAATTGATGGTATCCAAATAAGTGGATATGGAGTCCCTACGGGTGTTGCAGGTCATGCTACAGGATTTCCAACTTTTGATGCTCGTGGTATGGACCCAAATTCTTACGTAGTATATAATAGTGGATTATATGTTGGATGTACAGTGGAAGAGGGCATTGTATTTGAAGACCCAACTGGATTAACCGGGCCAAGAGCAGTGATATCATTAGGACAGCCTATTAAATATTATCAAGACGATGCTATTCCAGAATGTATTAATATGCTGATAAAGGCATTAGAAGTTGCTTATCCTAGTGGTAGTGGGACCTCATCTTTAATGGATTTAAAAAATGTCGTAAATAAAACATTTAGTGGTGTTGCTAGCAAAAATATGTTTGGGCAATTATTAGCTCCATATCTCATACCCAATGCTGCTGCCATAGGCATTAAAAACAATTTGATGAATTATGGTCCCTGGGGCTATTTAGGAGCACCAGGAGCCATTTCTTTGAAGGTTGATGAGAATTTAGTGCCCTGGAATTACGGTAGCATAGATGGCTTAAATTCCGTTGCTAGTGGACTTGCTTACGAATCATTATCTATTAGCCAATCATTAGGTATAGGCAGTATTACTTCTCCTGGATATCCTACTTTTGGATTAGGTGCTGAATTAGGATCAACGCATATACCATTAGCAAGTAGAACAGCTAATAGTGAAACAGTAACAGTTGGTACTTTATCGTCTAGCGTATATCATACATCACTTACTCCTTGGACTGGCACATATGGGCCAAATATTACATCAATTTCTACCACCTTTAGTGCACAAGGTGTTCAAACTACCTATCAAATGAGAACTTTTACACCAAAATTTGGAACGATGGCTAAATATAATGCTGATCGTTTTAATAAAATGGCTACTTTAAGCCAAAAGATTGGTAAATTTGATCGTGGGCAACGAAGATTTGATGCTCGTAAAATTGAACTTTCTTCATTAAATACTGATTTTAAGAGAATGTATAATTATGAAGATTCTATTAAAAAAGAAGGCGTTGTTCAAGGCGGTAAAAGCCCACATGAAGTATGGGTTGGAGAATCATTATCTATTATAGTTTCGGGTACTGGGGGATTAACCACAGGAACACGTAATATTATTGCTTCCATGCCTATTTATGAGATTCCGGCAGAACAACTAAATTATGGCAATAAGTCTATGATGAGTTTTGATGGATTATTAAGCCCAGTTTCAGTAGGTGGTGATGGAAATCTACCAAGATTTGCGGACATTACTAGCAGTACGGGGGTTATAACAGTTGATGATTTAAATCCATTTCAATATGGTCATAATATAGATATATTAGCAAATGGATCATCATTAAGTGGAGACGACAATATTAATGCTCAGGGCAGGGCACTTGATTATCGTTTTATGGCTTTGCGTGGGCCATTAGTAATACATGGATGGGGATATGATACCGATAATAAACCCATACCAAATTCAGTAGATACACTAGCCAATATATCCAATGGAATTTTTGCTACTGGGGATTTAACTGAAAATTTTCATCCTAATTATTTACAAAACTCCAAGTTATGGCCTGTTGGACCTTTAGATGCTAAATGGGATAGGGCTAGAGGTGTATGGGTTGCTGGTGGAACATCTACTCCGGCTGAAGATATAGATGGCATGGCATTTTTATTAGAAGATTTATCGGCTGGATATACGGCACTAGCAGAAAAATTACATTACGTAGATAATGAAGGATGGATTCCAGACGGAACTATTATTACTGTATGGGATAGAGTTATGCAGAATGGTAATATTAGTGCTGGTGCGACAATAAGATATAGGACATCTAATGGTAAAAATTGGTGTGATGGAGGAAGTTGTATTAATATGCAGGGCATCTCATTTTAATTATGGAAATATTATATGAAATATAATTCTTTATGCCCAACTTATTATTATCATACTCCCCCTACTATTCCTGGATATCGTATAAATGAATTGTCGTGTTCTATTCCATATACGCGATATGATACAGAATATCAAGGATGGTTAGCCGGTGGACCAAATGCTATATATAACAGATATGCTGCACCATTAGACTGTACTTGTCGATGTAGAGAATTTCATTGCAATAATAGTTCTACAGATGGGGCAGCTATTGTTGGTTTTGTGCCATCAAATGAATCCGATGGTGAATTGTTATTATTGCCAGCACATATTCCAAGCTTTATATCTAGAGGTATTCTTGGAGAGGGCAGTGCAACCAATATAAGAATAACCACACATCATAGGTTATATCCAGGATGGTATTATATATTCTATTGGATGGAAGGGGATACCACAAAATATCATGTTGGTTTGTGTGGATCACTTAATGACAGTGTATTAAATACATATACTATTGAACCCATTAATCCCGATTTAACCAATACTATAGGAGGCGTAGATTTACCAACTAGTGGATTTCCATTAAACATTATGGCTGTACAAGCTGCCGTAAGAAATCAAGAAATCGTCAATGTGCGTATATCTTTAGCTATTTCAGAAACTCTAAAAAATATAGCTATGCCAGTATGGAATTCTGTATATACTAAAATAGCAACATCTAATTCTAATAATCCTTCTGCACAAGTTCCAGTAGTTGGCAGTATTCGTTTAATGGATTTAACGCATGTTCGCTATGAAGATATGCAATTGACATTAAAACATGGATGGCACTGGTTTCTTGGTGCTGAAAATGTTCCAACAGTGCCGGAACCGCAAAATGATATTTATACGGCTTCATTGTTTTGTCAAGGAGTAAATGATGGAGAATTAGAGCCTCCATTAATTGATGCTTTTTTATATGCTGCACAGCAAACAACTATTACTCAAAATGATGGTACCAGTGGATATTATGAATTGGTACATAATAGTATTCCTTATGGTCCATTTGATAAAGATACTACTGCTGGAGCGATGCAAAGTATTTTAAGAAATATACCCAATGGTACTGGTATTAGTGTATCTGGAACCGATGCTAATACTTATGTAATGACATGGCTTGGATTTAATAGCAGTCAATATCTATCTTATAATCAATGCACATTCGATGGCACTATTACTGTTAATAATACCAGAGATATTTTAACTACTATTATGTATTTAGCAGAAAGACCAGAGCCACATGATGGCATAGTCACCGTTGTATGGGATGGCGGATGTCGTGGCGGGCTTTTATTAACCGATATTATGGTTGGTACGAATGCAACATTAGAACAAATAAAAAATTGTGTTAATATATCTCATGCTTTTGGGTCTAGTGTATTTCCAGACCCACCAGAAAGCCCAATGAATGTTTATATTTATTGGAATTTATCGGCTCGAATATGGCCAGAAGCAGATGGTAGATTTTCCTATCCTACAGAAGTTAATAATGGTAATTACTTAAATGTATTTGGGAATATGGTCTATAATAATCAAAATTATACATCTATTTATATTAAAGATGATTTTGAACAATATATTATGTGTATGGGCACTGTTAGCAATGTTATTGGTAGCGGCATAACAGTGTCCTTTGATGACGGATACTCTCCCATTAAAGGCGATGAAGTAGAAATCGCATGGTGTAGTGGAACGGTTAACCCTTCTAATTTAACACAAAGTGATATTTATAATATTATGAGTAGAAGCCCATCTGGGCATCGTTGTGATTTATTGCGTGGTAGTAATGGTTATTTTGAGCCTTGGTTACCAGATACTTTTTATGAGTCTGGCACATTTCCATCTATTGGTCAGCGTGTAGCTGTTCTTAATAATGGAACGCAAGTTAATATGGGAGAGGCAGCGGAAGATATATGTGCATCAACGCCAGAGGCGATTTTAATTCAAGACACAACATTAGAATCCAACAATAGTTTATTATTATATGAATCTAGAAGACAATTATCTTGTGCGGCTGGTGTGAATATATCTACACTACACATACCAGAAAAAATGTGGCGTATTGATGCTACACTTAATTTTAAAAATTCTACTGCTAATAGTACTATTACTATTAATAATGGCATTTCTTCTGATACTCAAACCATACTAGATGATTACAGAAGCAATATTGTGGAATCTCAATATAATAATAGAAGAAATCCTGGATTTTTTAAGAAATTACATGACATGGAGGGTAATCAATATAGTACATGTATGTGGCACGAAGAAAATGATAATGCTATAATATTAGAAACAACTTTTAATGACGAATATCAAAAAACACCAAAAGTTATTGCAACAACAGGATCATATATACCTCATGCAATTTCTATTTCTGGTAATACTTCTTATATGTTAGATTCACTAAGCATTAGTAATGTACCAGAAGGCACTTTATATGATAGTAGATATTTACCAAAACGTCCTTCAATTGATAATGATTTATTTTATGATACCATAGGTAAAAGTTTTAGAATGTCTATTATCCCGGCAGTATCTGAAACGTGGTGTCAAACTGCTGTTTATGTAACTGGAAGTACACAGGGTCAATATAATTTATTCTGGAATAATAATACTATCGGTCCATTTTCTGGTACTACAACACCGATACAAATGTATGATACATTTACTGGTATCCTATCAGGATATGATAACATTATAAGTGGGCTTAGTATTACTGGATATGGCATCCCTCCTAATCCAAATTATTTATTTATTTGGGATGGATTTAAAGCAGATCAAACATTAACTTATGCAGGTGTAACTGGTAGTAATTGGAATGGCTCAATAGATATCAATAATAGTCAATCATATAACCATGCCGGGGATTTAATATATCCAACGAGTGGTATAGCCATGTTAATTTATGAAAATGAACACGCCTTGTGTAGCTATAATTCATCGGCATCTGCAATTAGTGCTGCCCTTAATGCATTAACTGGCATTCAAAGAGATGGAGGATGTACTGTAAGTGCTGGTAAACAAAATAATGTAGATGGTAATGTATTACCGTATGGATATATCGATGTTGTTTTAAACTCTTCTAGGTCTAGTTTTATTGGTTTTTCTGGTATTTTAAATACCGGGATGTGGAATATTGATCCAATAGCTAGCACCATGTGTACTCCATGTACTCATTATTGTTCTAATTGTTGGAGAAGTATTCCACCATCTTGTTTAAAGGTTACGGTTACGGGAGTACAACAATTTGGACCGTTGGATGGTACAGGTGAATATGTATGGACACACGACCCCTGTTCAGAAGGTGAATATGAACTTGGATTATCGTCTTTTGCTACAGAAGGTGGATGTGGATGGGGTATAGGAGTACCAAGCAAAAATTGCTTTTCTAATGCTCCTTGGCTAAGCATGGTGATGAGTGTTATTTATGATGTATCTAGTGGATATGGCATGAGCGTTTCCATTAATGACAGTTCTATTGGATGTACTTCAGTGCCTTTAGGATTAATATTAGATGGTACACATTATTTTAATACTGGTGATTTAATTACTAAGCCCATTTGCACTAATATAGATTTTACATTTAATGTTGATGAATTAGCCATCTATAATAATGGATGGACTGGAGTATCTTTGCATGTTGAAGTATTAAATAAAACAGATGATCCACAAGGAAATGAATATATAACCACTTGTATTCAAAATCCATTTGAAGAACGTAGATGTCATCATTGTGAAGATTGCGGTTATGCCACTGAAACAATTATGCTTATTCTTACTGATTCAACAGTAGAAACGGAATCTGGATATAGTTGCTGGAATGATCTTGGAAGAAATGGAATGCCATTTTTAGCAGGCACATATTATCTAACACAAGATGTGCAATTAACAGTACCTGCTATAGGTGACTGTCATTGTGTGTGGGGATGGCATTCTGATGGCGTGGTACAACATTATTGGAGCGGTGGTGGTTATTTAGAAAGTGGCGAGTGGCAAGAGGGATTGCTTTTAGTATTAGACAAAAATAATGATGCATTTATTATTGCTGGTTTAGATGAAGCATATTCATTTCCTTGTAAATTGAAACACTGCGAACCAACTTATCCAGATTATGCTGATTGTACTGGAACATTTTATGGTTGTCAATCGGAAATGTATTGTGAATGGTGTCAATTAAATTATGATTTTAATAATTATGAATATATTTCTTCATCTTTACATAGGTGGCACGCACAAATTGTTTATTGTCCAACAGGAACATGCCCGGAGATATAATTAATATGCAATGCAATTTTATTTTACAAAAAGACGGAAAATATAAATGTGATAAATGTGGATTTATTGTTCCTAGACAGGGACACAAATTATGTCGTGGTAGTACACCTATAGTCGTAGATATGCAGCGTATACAACAACAAATACAAAAGAAAACAAGTGGATGTGGTAGTTGTGGAAATAATGAATCACGCAAGAAAGGACTGGAGAAATGAACTTAATATTATTTATTTTAGGCACCATTGGACTAACTAATATCATAGTAGATTCATCTTTGTTTCAGCCTATAAGAGCATGGGCAAAGGGCGAAATAGCACTACGAGAAGCAGCTAATATTTTTATACATCCTAAATTTGGTAAATTATTAAGTTGCTATCAGTGTTGTGGTGTATGGGCTGGATGGATGGTTGGATTACTATTATTTTCTGAGTGGCAATTTATTTTCGTGGCTGGTTTTGCTTCTAGTTTTTTATCTGAGTTGGCAGCTAAAATAATGTTAAAATTAGACAACTAGACATTTAATAGAAGGTGTAAGAAAAATTAAAAACTGTTTTATGAGATTTGTTTATTTAACGGGCATAAAACAGTAAAAACTGCTCGTTATTCAGAAGTGGTTATTCTGTTGGCTTTTGATATACGGTCCATCCATCATTTGGAAGCCACTTACCATCAGCATCTTTACGTTTCGGAAATAGTGCATTTAGCTTTTTAGTGCAGCCAAAAGCCAGTCTAGCCCTACAGTCATTACAACGAAGCTCATAATATTTATTGTCATCTTGATCTGTACGAACAACAAATTTAATATGTTCAGATTTACACTTGCCACATCGATCAATACCAAAAACTTCTTGAATGTCAGCTAGTTGCTCAAAGAGCGGTCTTTGTTCTGTGGCTTCAAGTTCCACTGTCAATTTTTCGCTAATCTTAAAAACAAACTTCATAATCTTCTCCTAAATTGCAAAAGTGTTACGCCAACCAGCATCGTATCCAATTATTTCCATCGGAATCTTTGCGGTATCATTTTGGAAATCAGACAATATTTTTTGTAAAGCAAGGGAATCTTCATGCTTCAATTTTTTAATGTTCGTTACGTTATAACCATAATAGTTTACTAATTTAATAACATCTATATTCATACCACGCATCGTATTTCCACACATTAAATCAATAAAAGTTATTTGTGTATCGGTAATATTAGCCGGAGCATTAGATTCGGGCGTATTGGTTGACGCCCCCATTTCTTCAGCAGATAAAATGCGTCGGAGTTTAAGTGCTTTGCGTAATGCTCGCCCTTCGGCTTTGGTTTCGGCTGTGGATGTTGGATGTAAAAAATATGGACTTTTTGCATTTAGTTCACATACATCTGCAACACCTTCATATCTTTGAGATTGTCCAAGAATATATTCAAACACCACACTTACCTTAACTGTGGACCTCATGCCATTTTCGTGGGTGGGAACCTGTACAACCGTGCTGCTGATTTCAAGAATGGTGCCTAAAAGATTTTCAGCTACTCTCCTTAGTCCGTCTACAGTTGGTCTACCATCAATTAATTCATCTGGCAAAAATTGTTTCATTACATGGTCGTTCCATGTAGGATTTGATGGTTTGAGCTTTGATTTTTTGGGTACTACTGGGACTATCGTTTCTGGAACAAAATCTCCATTACTGGTTTCATCACCAAACGAAACAGAATCTGCTAAACCAGCTTTATCATCTTCTTGTTTAACCAAGCCTACAATCATAGCCTTACCCTTTATACTGTCTACCATTTCTGTATCATATCCATAATCATTTTTTAAGATTTCCTTTAGTTCTTCCACTCTCATTTTTGGAAAGTCTCTCATATTTCTCCTAATTCTATTAGTCTATGTCCTTCTTCTGGAAACTTATTTTTTATCTGTAATATTATATCTTTTAATTTAGTAAAAGTGTCCCTCAAATATTTTTGGGACTTGACACGTTGATGCTTTAATCTAATGAGTACTAATCCCTTACCCAAAATTAGTCCCGTTTTAATATCATCGGATTTGCTACTTTGTGTAAAATTATCATTTCCCCATACGGCTTCATAATGAGATGGCCCATCAATTTCTATAGCTATATTTAATTCAGGTAAAAATAGATCGATTTGTAGCCTCTCCCTTATTATAAACTGTTCTTTATGAAAGTCAACCTTAAATCCTTCTTTAATCAAGTTTTTATGTAAATAATGTTCTAGTTTAGAGCCAGACTTTGCGGCTTTTAAAATAGCTTTAGTAGCCAATTTATGCATTTCATTTTTTTCCTCTTCTGTTTTATTATTATAATTGATTTTACCAGCTTGTGAGCGTCGTTCAAGTTCTTCCCTAGAAAGTCCGGTCCAATAATTACCCATTGACTCACTAATATTTAATTTTTCTTGATCTGTGCGTGTTTTACCAAGTGTAGGGTGGGCAATTTTTCCACTTTTAAGTAATAGTTTTTGTGTTTCTGATCTGGTTCTCATAGGGACTGATAATCTTTCCATTTCTGCTCTAATATATTTAGAGTAAGAACCAATTTCTTTTGCTATAGTGCTAATACTTTTATGATGTTGATGATATTCCGATTCCAAAAAATATTTTTTGTCATCATCTGATTTATTGCAATAGTTTATAGATATCGTCATAATTAAATTCCTCAATAATAAAATCGGGCACTTTCCAACACTTTTTAAATATATCGTAATGATTTTGGTGTCTGCTAATAAGCTTCATTTTTGGATTAGTATAAATAGAATGGGCCATATGAAAATCTAAATAATCTGGTAATAGCCACTCTAAATCCCACATATAAAAATATCGTTGTTTTACATTTGGTAGTAATAATGATGAGTGGGCAGATGATAGATTATTAGCTATAGTAATACCATCAAATCCAAAAGCATCAACCAAACTAAAAATAGGAATCTTTGCTGTTATAGTCTGTGTTGGCAAAATATCACAAAATATCATTGGGCTGATATTGGTATGTCTTGTAAATTTTTCTAATGTCGGCAAAATAGTATTCCATTGTTGTGACGGCATTATACTATTAAGAATTATTCCAAGTGTTACCATTGAATATCTCCAAATTTTTGCATAGTTAAGAGTGCCATTTGTGGTAAATTGATAGAATGAAATATGTCGGCTACACGATGATAATATGTATGATGTGCTAATACATATCGTCTATTTTGTTCAATGATATTTTTATTTTCTTCTAGGGAAATTCTTTCTATATTTTTTATTTGCTGAATATTTTCTATACTATTCTTTCTAAAAAGAGCAGCATCATACCATATATTATGATTAAAGTCTATTATCAGCTTTGTTGATGACATTAACATTGATGTATTATATATACTGGTATTTCCAAGATAATATAGACTCCTATATGGTATTGGACCTACTATTTTTACACTATAGTCCATATCTATTATTTTCTTAATTATATCATTATACATTGATAAATCAACATTGCTCAATATAAATATATCAGAACTATATCTTTCATCATATTGAACCGGCTTATATAATGCTGGATTGGCGGCACTCTTTAAAACAAGCGTATTATATTTTTTAGACACTCCATCAATAAGTTGTTGTGGCATAGTATGTGGCAAACACACCAGTTCTGGAATTGCAATATCACTACTGTACATTCCAAGAACGATAAATTTAGTATTAGATTCTTTTAGGGCTTGTATAGAGTTTTGATTAATATATTCGGATGTAATAATAAGCAGGTCGGGTTTTAATTCATATAGCATATCATGGATATTTTTTTGTTTTGGATTCCACGATATTGTATCACTATTAATAGATGTAATAGTTGCGGCTATTCCAATAGACATTAAAATATTACTATGACTACAAACAATTTTCATAAATTTTCCTCAATATATGTTATATCTTTAGCACAGTCTATGTCTCTAAAAAAAGCACCTGGAATGTGAACGGATTTAAATTGACCACCCCTGTCTAATATAATATTAATAGCTTCATATCCATATAGATTTTTATTATTTGGATTCCAAGCGATATTTTTCATTAATGCCAATTCCATGCCTGTTAAATAGGCTATTTGTGCCCATCTCATTGGCGTATCATATCTCATATATTCTATTTTATTATTATTTATAGTACAACCAATTTCATTAATATCCATATTTTTATCATCAACAACAAGAAAAGATTCATTTCCGCATTCAAACTTTAAAGATGAACTATTGATGAATAGATCGCCATAAATAATAATAACGCTATCTGTCGTATTTGCCCTTAGTCCTAAACCTATACTGCGTACAACATTATTATTTTCATAAGATTCATTTTCTACTTTTATTATTTTATTAGGCACTGCATTCATCACTTTATTAGCATCATAACCAGCCACTATTGTAATCGTATTTTTAACCCATTGATTATTAATAATATCAAGTTGATGCTGAATAAGTGTTTTTTTAGCTATTCTAATAAGTGGTTTGGCATTATAAGAACGCATTCTTGTGCCAAGACCAGCGGCTGGTATGAGAATATTATACTCTCTATTATTTTTAATTTTAAAGATATTACGGGTTGCATTTCCCATGTTTTAGTATTTCTATATCTTGATTGTAATTAGCCAGTGTATTAATAATAAACGGAGCAATTGGTATATGTTGAGTTTTCTTTGTTGGGCTATTCATTATTCCAGAATATCCAAATAAATATTTTAATTGCGTATTGATATTTAATTTGCTTTTACTTATTATAATTCCACCAATTAAAATTTGAGCATATAATAAACTAAAGGCTGGACAATAGATATGTTCGTTGTTATTTTTATTGATATAATCAGTGAACATAATATCGCTATTATACTTTAAAAATTCACCAATTAATATTTTAAGATCATCACCCCAATTATGAATCGGTTCACAATTTTCAGGTATATATATAAAAAGTTCGCCCTTAACATATTGATACATTTCTGGAGCAAATGTTGTAAAGGGCAGGTCTTTTAACCTACTGATTAAAATAGGGGATATATTTGTGTTATTGGTATTATTTTGCACTGTGAATACTCTTTTAATTTGTCTAAAAGTGGAATGGGAAAATTGCCATTGCAATATTTATGGGTTGCATATACAACAGTAGTGCCATTGCCCTTCATATCTCCTGTGAGAACACTAAAAATAATTTCAAAATCTTTAGTTTTTGCATTAATAGCTTCCAATAGGTCTTTGGGCAATTCAAATCCAGCATAATATATAGAATAATAATCTGCCGGTACAAAGTCTACAACAATATCTAAACACTGATTATCTGTGCTGGCTTGATCGATAACCTTTTGTATACGCCACTTACAATTAAACTTTTCCATATGGGCAGATAATAGCTCACTTGGAATATTCCTGTTAATTACTGTAATTTGATAGGGCTTAAAAGTTTGCCCATAAGCAGATTGAATAGTTTTTAGAGTATCTTCTATGCTATTATTAGCAAAAATAATAATGTGTATTTTTAAGTCTGTTTCGCTTATAATGTCGGCAATACTGTTTTCTCGTCCGATCAGCCATCCACTATTTCTCTTATAGTAACACTTTATATTATTTACTATATAAAATCCTGGATGGTCATTATTATAAGCTTCTATAATTTCTATGCCATTATCTCTAAATGTATTAATTTTATCTAGTTGGCATCCGGTTTGGATACCGTCCGATCCGCAAGTCATCCAACAGCAATCTATACATGGAGTATGAATGTTATTATTAAGCATATCGCACCGCCTTAAATGCATAAGAATATCCGTTTAAATCTTGTGATATAATTGTTAAATTATTATTATTAATATGTAATTTACAATCAACAATAGTTAATAGAGATTTACCACTTAAAAAATTATTTGTTTCATCAAAAGTTAGTTCTCCATCAGAAAAAGCTTTACAAACTAAATATAATTCTATTCCATGAATAATAATAGTGCCATTATATTTTAATTTTTTAGCTAAAATAGTAAATATATCAGACTTATTAGATATATAATCAATGGTATCTAAGCATAAAATTTCCTCAACAGAACCGTCCGGTATATTATTTAACTCTTGTGGTAATACGGATGTATAATCTGTAATATTTTGCTGTTTATTAGTTGTTAGGGCAATTCTCATTTAGGCTCCTACTGTTATCTTATGTAAATTATCAAATATATTTGCAAATGTTTTCTTAAATTCTTTTTGGTCTAATATAAATTTTTTTGTTGGAACATCTTTAATGTGTTTAACAATATCTGGAATTTCTTCTGTTTTATTAATAAGTATTATTTTATTATATTGTTCAGAAAGAAATTGTGTGATTGGCGTGATAGAACTAATAATATGATTATTGTTAACCATAGCCAAGAGCATTGGATATATACTACTGTGATAGTTTACTAAATTAATAAAGATATTAGAAGCAGCAATTTCATCCATAATATGGTTAATGGGTAAATCTTGACCTATACCAGGATTATAACCTAATATTTGGGTTTTTTTGCCTATATTTTGTTGTAAAAAACTTAATATTTTATGATCTGTCTGGTCAAAATTGCCAAATATAGTACAAATATCTTTTTTTAGTATATTTTTTTGTGGCACATAGGTAGCCACTGGATATTGATCTATAATAGATAGAGAACAAATATTCAAATTAGATGTATATCTCTTTTCTAATAAATATGCATCTTCCTTTCTAAGACGTTGTGGATATAATGCGTGCTTAATATATAATATTGGGGCATTTAATATATTGGATAAGTTAACTACATCTTCCCCTTGTGTCAGCTTATCGTTACATATTACTAAATCGGCGTCGTGTATAAATTCTGGTTGTGGTAAAAAATGTAAATTGGAAAGCGATGGGGAGGGGCATATAAATTTCCATAATGGTTTCATTATACAATAAAACTGATGTTCTGGAAAAGCTTGTGCTAAAATATACTCAAACATACCATCAAATGTTGGTGTCCATATGTTTAAATTTTCTTTCTTTAAAATTCTATTATATGTATTTTTAATTGTTATTGACATATTGCTCCAATGTAGAATCTATTAATTTAGCTACGTTTTCAAATGAAAACTTTTGTAAATATTGCTGATTATTTTTAGAGGTTTTATTCCATGCGGAATCTTTATATTTATATGTATTATAGACTATTTTTAGTTTAGAGCAGGCATCTAATATATCAATATTCTGCCACGTTGTATGACCATTAAAGACCATTGGTATTGGTGGTCGTGCTATATTCACTGGCGATTCTGTTGTATATACACTAATTTTATCATTAATATATGCATCAGTGCCGTTATTTTTGGGAGAAACAACCATAGAATTAAAACCAATAGCATCCACTATATCCATACCACAAGCTTCTCCATGAGATAAATTCACATAGCAATGGGCGGTTTGATGTAATAGTGCTAAACTCTCATTAGATAAAAAATTATTGATTACATGTATGTGCGGATAATATTTGTTATCCTTATATAGTCTAAGCTTGTTTTGTGTGTCTGTAACTAGTTCCGATATTTCATTTGACTGCCCTACATTGGTTTTTAATACAAGAAGCACATTGTCATATTCTTTAAAAGATAAATAATATGTAGTAATAATATCTCTTAGATTTTTTCTTTCTTCATTACTACCAATATAATATAGAATAAATGTGCTATTATCACAAATATTAGGAGGAAATTGGTATTTTTTAATAGAAATATTAGAATATTTTTCAATATCTATTGGAATGGGCACCGTTTCACATGGGACAGTGACTTTACTATTTTTGAGTGTATTTACATCCTTATCATTAACTACCCAGGCAGCATCCATTTGGTTGATGTAATAAGTCCATAGGGAATTATTAATATTGTTTACCTCCAATAAAAACACACCTATATTAATAACATTAGGTATTTTAGTTAAATAATGGGGCAGAGCATATTGAATTACCACATCATATTTATCATATCTATTGTTTTCTAATTTGTCTAATTCTTCACCTAGTGATCCTACCTGCCAATTTGGAACAAAGTGTAGTGGCTGAATGGTAATATTGTGCTTGCTATATGTTAAACTTTTAGCCAAATTACGCGAAGCATTGCCCCATCCATCAATTTGCCTGTATGGTCCTAAAAATAATACATTCATATTTCATCCTTTAAATGGGCATAATCAATAAAATCTTCTGTTGGCAAAATAATTTGTCCAGTGCGAACTTGTTCCCAGTAATTTTTTGCACCAACCCTACTTTGTAAACTTTCTATTAAAACATCCCTAGACATACTTTGTATCTGTCGTCCTTGGCGTACTACTCCAAAATTTAGTTGATACAATAAATTAGAATGGTAATATGTATTTAACTTTTCTGGTTCTTTTAACATTTCCAAAATAATCCATTTTGCAAGTTGGTCATTGGAAAGTTCTGGAATTTTATTCTGTTTGGGAATAAATTTAGGAGGAGAATCCCACGATTGTCCTTTTAGTGGTACAGATTCTAAAAAGTTTTCCCATATTTTTGCGGTTTTATCATAGCTATAATTATCAATAACGCCCTGTCTAGCGATATTACCCTTGTCTTTCCTATATTCGTCACTAGAAGTAAAAAACTTATATATTTTTTCTGCACATTCATCATTATGGGGCAATGCACGTAATGCGTGCGTTTCTAATTCTCTAAACATAAATGGTGTAATAGGAATGGCACCTAATGTATCAACGAAATCTTCCATTGCACTATAATTAACAACCATAAGAGGAACAGAACATGAGGCGGCTTCTGGTAGTGGGAGGCAAAAACCTTCTGCAACTGCATATTGTATATACAGGTCCATTAAGTTATATAGTTTTGGCAATAGGTTTCTATCAAGTCCCTTGCCGACAGATGCTAAGTGCATGGTTGTTTTATTACAATTTGGGCATATGGCTGCCATTTCTTTAAATGTTGAGATGTGCCAGTGTCCACACGATCCGCATACATAAGAAAATAATACTTTATGTGCAATTCCCGACTCTCTTAATATCAGCGGTATATTCCAGCCTGCGTCTGGATAGCCCGTATGCCACAACATATATGTTGTATTAGCTAGTTCTTGCTGTCCATTATCTTCACATATTTGTAAAAATTTCTTAAAAGCCAACAATAAATCAGGATATAGTTTTCGTCTTTGATTACGCATGACAGTGCCCACTATATTCCACTCTGGATTAATGCCCATTTCTTTTCTAATAGACTTTTTATCTAAGGGCTTAAATAAATTGTGGTCTGTACCCGGAGGTGTTTTACAATGAACATTAATAGCATCTCCGCCCTGCTCTTTTAATACCTTAACAGCCCAATCACTATAAGTAAACACATCATCCGCCGTGGAGAACATATTAATCCAATCTTCATCTTGTGGTGCAGAATCCACAGTAGGCATTAATATATGATGAAAATATGGGCGGAGAGGAGAGGCATATTGATATGACATCATCCAAGGATCAAGAAATGAGACACAACAATCACACCTAAAGTCCACTAATACTCTTTCAAATCTCCATGCCCCATATACGTTATATGGATGGGCATTATAGTGTTTCATACGTGGATCGTCTGGTTTTATAGCATTGGCATACAATCTCCATCTTGCCCTATCTTCTGGATGATTAACCGTAGCAAATTGAGAAAACTCTGCAATTTCAAATTTACCAGTTGCATGAAGGCGAGATAGAATTTCCCAAGTATATGTGCCAAAACCCGTGGGCATCCAGTGTGCTTCGGAACAAAATAAGATTTTTCTTTTTTTAGTCATTAGCTTGTTTTATTTTTCTAATAGCTTTTAAATAATGCATGGTGATAGTTTTACGATTATGTCCAAGTTTTTTAGATATCACAGAGATATTATAACCGACTGCCCTAAGATTTAGTATATCGCTTTCTAAAGAAGATAGATTGCTTGGGAAAAATTCTTTTAAATCAATATGTTGGACAAGAGATAAATTATCAGTAAGCGGCTTATGTTTGTGTTTGATTTGTCTTTTAAGATATTTAATAATATGCCAATAAATACGTTTCCATGCTAGAGTTATAACAGCACCTTTTGTTGGATTCTGTAATTTAATGGCTTCCCAAAATGCAATGCGTCCAAGTTGTAAATAATCGTCATAGTCTTGATGACTTGGCAGGCAAAATTTATTAACGATATTTTTAATATAGCCGATATGCTTTGTAATAAGTTCGCTGTCGTCCATGTGGTGCCTATAATAAAAAAGTGGTTTTTAGAGTTTGCGTAAAACTGTAACATAGCACAAAAACCATAAAAAATTGCTTGTTTATTAACCGCCAGTTTTAACACGGTAAATTGACAACAGAACTATCATCACGATAACAGAGCGGTTGTCTTCGCTTGTTCATCACCCGCTCGTGAAGTAACGGGAGTCTTTTTAATATAACTATTTGTTATATTACTAAACCATTCCTTAAAGGCTTCATAGCCATCATTCCAAATTTTTTCACCAAAATAAACAATATTTTTAGCACCATTAATATCTGCACATTCTTCATATCCACATCCAGAGCAATAATATTTATTAGTTTTGGTATCTCTTATGTGCTGTTCTCCGCAAGATGCACATCTTTGTGAAGTATATGGGCTTGGTACTAAAACAAATGGCACTCCCATATTTTCGCATTTTTCTACTAAGATTGTTAATATTTCTTGCCCATATTCTCCATTAGATGCCCCTGTCCAGGCGGTATCAATACATAGACAAATTTTATTTTTAATAGCATGGTCTATAATATGGTTGGCTATTTGAGATAGTTTATTTTTAATCTGTTTATGTGTATTGAACCATGCCCTACGGATATGTCGCCGCTGTTTAGTATTAATTTTATTTTTACCATCTTTTAATAAGAGTTTATTTAAAAGCTGTAAAGTTTTACAAAGCTTATTAATAAATATAGGTCGTACTATTTTTTGAATACTATTTAAGGATTCTGAAAAAGTAATATAATTATCTTTGTTTTTATTAATATCAATTCCAAGGAACTTTTGTGGCTGATAAAGCCATACGATTTTTAGGTCCGACTTTACAATAAATAAAAATTCATTACTTAATTTGTTGTATAATAAATTTCCAGATACTTCCTTGGTGGATATTTCTTTTTTATTATTTTTGTCATATAATATTTTATAGGGAATTTTTAAGAATTGTTGCTTGCCAGATTTTTTATTAATATTGCCACCATTACATGGTATTAATATATTATTATTTTTAAATATAGCTTTACGCACAAATGTCCCTTTAGTGGTAGAAAATCCAAGTTGTCGTTTTGGAATTAATTTTCCTAGTTTTTTATTTCTTGATACATAAGAAATATAGCGTTGTGCCACTGATATACAAATATTTTCTCTTACTTTTGAAGTGTGTATGTCATATTGCTTTAGTTCTTCTTTATACATTACTGCCAATCTACTACCCAACATATTTGCATTAGTACACCAATCTATGTCATTATTTAGTAAATGATTATATAATTTATGAGACACAAAACTAAAAGCAGGATAAAAACAAGTATCTAAATAATTACGTATTATTTCTGTTTGTTGTAGTTGTAATTTAAGACATCTAGTTTTAATACCATTGATTTTCCAATTAATATTAAATTTTAAAAATTGTTTTGATCTCATAATTATAAAATATATATAAAAAAAATGCGTCGGATGAACTTACGATATGATAACAAAGTGTCCGACGCTTCACTTGTTTATTAACCACTCATATCGAAATGGTATATATCTATTAGAATTGGTTAAAATGGGATGCTTTCACCATCTGTATTGTCGTCGGGTGTGGCCTCTTCATTAGTAGCTGTGGCTGGCTGTTCTTCTTTTTGTTTAGCCGGAGCACGATTCAACTTCTCAAAATTTGTCAAACGCACTTTCAAACGTGAAAACTTTTGCCCATCCTTTTCCCAATTATCTTGCTTAAGAGCACCTTCAATTAAAATCGGGTCGCCCTTCACCATGATTTTAGCAATATTTTCGGCGGCAGTATCCCATACCTCGCATTGTACAAATGTGCTTTCACTGTCATAAGTACCATCGGCCTTTTTGAATCGTCGATTGGATGCAACTGTAAAGTTTGCTACTGCTATCCCACTAGCTAGATACTTCAATTCGGGGTCAGACGTAATGTTGCCACTCATAATCACTTTGTTCATAACAAGTCTCCAAAATAAAATAAAGTTAAAAGATGTTAAGTAGCATAAGCTACATATATATTATATCCCATTGGGGGTATAAGTCAAGTTAAATCTGCACAATTTCAGAAATAATTAGCGATTTTGCTTCCTTACCTCTACTGCCCACTACCATCACGCTATTATTTTCAAACAGGGTAGTTTTGCACTCTTTGTAAGTATCTGGGAAAATAACTCCAGAATCTATTTGTCCCGTATTGTCACTCATACTTACAAAGGCCATTTTTTGTCCAGGGGTTTTACCCTTCTTGGTCACAATGTGCGAAACCCTATCTAGTGTGACAGCTATACAAATAGTTTCAGCCGTGCGAACACCATCAATAAATTCTTTACAGGTTGTATTTGCTTGGTGTATTTTGCCATCTACTTCACTACATGTAATGGGCATTCCTAATAATTGTTGTTCCTCACGGGCAATCCATACTAAATCATCCTCAAGTGTATAAGGGGGCGTTTTAAGGTCTTCCAACATGCCCACTACAACTTGTTTACGCTTATCATTAGCAAATGCCCCTTTCCTTCCCGTGGGTAATACAACCATAGCGGCAAACATCTGTTCTAGTGTGTCAAATATATTGTTTTCACACCATGCCCATTCCTTTTTAGTCAGCTCCATATATTTATTGTATTCATAGACCATTCGGGCACGAGTTACGCCCATATATGATAAAGCCCCTGCACAGATTAATGCCCTTATGGCAGTAGAATTAATGTGGGGCGATATATAAACTAAAAACTGTATCCATGACATACCACACACGCTAATGCCTTTAGATTGCTCGATTTCATCAATACGGGCAAGCAACTTTTGAATAACCGACTGACCAACGCCTTTTATATCACCCAGCCCAAAGTATATTTTTTTATCTTTAAGGATAAACTGTACATTCTTAAAGCATAAATTGGGTCCGCACACATCGATATTGTGGGCTTTTGCGTTTTGGATTAGAAAAAATATTTCTTCGTGTGGTTTAATTTTTTCGTGGGCATAGGTTAAATAGGCAGTAAAAAAAGCACGAGGAAAGTGTGCCTTAGCATATGCTGATAGGTAGGAATTATAGGCATAAGATACAGCATGACTATTAGAGGTTGCAATACCATTAGCATAATAGATATGAGATGGGTGATCTACTTCAATATCTATAGTTGGACGAATACCAACATATTCTAGCTGAATAATTTGTTCTGGAGCACTATCCTGAACCATAATCTTGATATCGCCTATATCATTTAATTTTCTTTCTACGCCATCTAAACATAGAAATTTATGTTGTAATGTACATTTAATTTTTTTACCACTACTTAGTATGACTTTATATACTATTAATTTACCGTGGTCATACTTATTTAATATCTTAACATACCCATTAGGAGAGCTAATATATTCACCAACCTGTATATCTTTTAATGCTTTAAAACCATCTTTAGTTTCTACAGTGGTATCTAAAGTTATAGATTTATTAAACGAATAACGCTCAGAGGCTTTAATCCATTCAAATATTTTTTCAGCTTCTTCTTCTGTAACTAACCCCTTTGTCTTACATCCTGCCAAAAACTTTTCTTTAAGGCTGGACATTAAATCAGCCCGCTTTTTTGAAAAAGCCTTGCGGAGAAAATCGGCTTCGACCGGATTAAATCCCGCTATATCAACAGCTATTTGCATTTCTTGTTCTTGATAACACATTTCAAAATATGTTTTTTTTAATGCATTTTCTAATGCCGGATGAAAACAGGTAAGGGGTTCTATACCATTCTTTTTATTGATATAGTGCTCTGTTACAGATTTGCCATCTTCTTTGAAGGCGTTTAGGCTTCCCGGTCTCATAATACTCAACAAAGCTGCCAACTGCTCCATATTTTCAGGTTTCAGCTTTTTAGCCAATGTTTGCCCCAGTCTACTTTCTAGTTGAAAAACACCCTTGGTATCGCCCTTACCAATCAAATCCCAAGTACGTTTACAATCTAATGGAATATTTTCCATATTGGCACTAAAGTCTACGTGTCCATCAGTCACTTCATATTTACAATTGCAATTTGGGAATTGATATGTGCTCATTTATTTCAATCAAACGATATTGGGTTATTGGGATATTATAATAATCTGATGATTGTCATCTAACAATCTTCCTATGCGGGGTAATACATCCTTGTGCCAATCTAACTGTCCGCGTTTACAACCTGGGCGTGGCAATAAAACTCTTTGCCAGTCTAATTTTTTAATTAGCCAACACAATTGTTTGACGCTTTCTTCAATTAATTCTAAATCTGATGGGTCTTTCCAATGGTATTTAGTGCCAAAATAAACAAGATGGGGCTTTTCCTTCATTAGTGTGGTGAACACAAATGGGTGTACGCCTCTGTATTCTAAAACTCTTCTGCCCCATTCCTTAGCTATGAAAGGATATCTTTCGGCAAAATCTTTGGCAATGCCCGCTCCCATTACTAATGAACCGTCATTTTTTACTATATTATTAGTTGTACAACATATAGCGTCTGCGGTTTTATACATATCCCATAGGTTGGCGTGAACTTCATTCATAAGTTATAATGTAAAGTTGGAATCTATTTTTTTGGAATCTTGATTAAATTTATTAATTATGCAATTTTCTAAAGACAATCCCAATCTACTAGCTAATAAATCGGTATATATTACTATATCAGCTAGTTCTTCGCCTATAGAATTTATTAATTCTTCTCTATTTACGGTTTGTATTTGTTTAACCAATTCTTGATTTGTTGGTCCTTCTAACCTCCTTAATTTTTTAATTTTATTTAAAGCTTCTCCACATTCACCGCCCACAGCACAACCCCAATCTGTAGGGGACCAATCATTTAATTTATGAAATGACGTTTCGCATCTTTGAGTGTTGATTTCATTTAATTTTTTAAAACTTAATTTATTCATTTATTATGCTCCTTTAAAGGTTGTCACTTTACTAGCACAATATCTATGTAACTTCATAAACTTACTAATCAATTTAGCCGTATCTTGCACATCTTTAATGGCTTCGTGTGAATTTTTATCATCTATGCCAAAAAATGGGCGGCACACATCCATGCTATATGAAGAAGGCTCCTCCATATTCTCAAACCACATAAATAGAGTGGGCATCAGGTCAACCCTATCTCTTGGGAAGAAGATTTTAGTCTCGCCACTAGAGTTTAAATCGCCATAAAGTCCACTTAGTCGCTCTATAATGGGCAGGTCAAACCTAATAATATTCATGCCTGCTGCAATGGGGGCACTCCACATACTACGCTTTTTTGTAGTTGTGTGATATTTAGATAGATATTCCTTAAAGTTTTTCCAAGCTACATCTTGTGGTATGGCAGATTTCCACTCTTTTAAAATATCTTCACTAGTACACTTATGATTTTTAGCGTGCCACTCTATAGTGTCCTTATGTAGTTCATAATAATTAGTATCGTCAATACTAGGGGGGCGTATTTTAGTACTAAATTCTGAGTTGGGCACTATTTCTAGGGTACGCGGGTCCAAGACTAGACACGCTAATTCGACAGGGTTACAGCTACGAGGATCAGCACTGTCTGTTTCAAAATCAAATACTGCTATGGGATGTAGGTTTAACATTTATACACTTTCTATTAGCAAAAGTTTTTTCTTTTGTGTGATTTTACGAAGCGTTTTTACCTCTTAAAATATCTGATATTAAAGAAATTTTGTCTAAAAGTACTAATCCTAATATATCCATCTTGACGAGTCCTATACTCTCTATATCTTGCATTTCTAAGCCCGCAATTAAACATTTGTTTTTACTATCATATACCATAGGGCATATTTCACTTAATGGCTGATTACCAATCACTATGCCCGCAGCATGTTTGGCTTGTGATGTTTTAGTGCCCTCAAGCCTGATTGCCTGTTCAAACCTTTTAGAGAGTGGACCTTGTAATTCTCCATTATCATCTATATAACACCACTCACGTAATTTACCGGATTTTTGATCTTGCTCTAGTGTGTATTTAATAATGGAAGATTCACCATCTTTCTCTTTCATTTCTTGTAGCTCGCCAATAATCTTGCTCTCTTCTGGCAGGTTTTCCGTAATAAGATTCATTTCGGCAAAGGAAATATTGTCATAAGCTCTGAGCACATCTTTAAGGGCAGTCCGCCCTTTCATTGTTTGATAAGTAATAATTTGAGATACGTGATCTTGACCATATTTATTACGTATATATTCTATAACTTGATCTCTTTTAAATGCGGGTACATCAATATCAATATCTGGCATACTAATATGACCAGGAGAATTTCTACCAGTTGAGTAAAATCTCTCAAATAATAAATCATATTTTATAGGATCAATAGCTGTGATGCCCATTAAATAAGATACAATACAACCAGCAGCAGACCCTCGCCCAGGACCAGGAAGCCATCCATTACCTCTGACAAAATTCAATAAATCTGCAACAATAAGGAAATAACTAGACAGTTCTGCCCCTAATAATACTTCTAATTCCATATCTAATCTATCTTTATATACCTTTTCATCATTAACTTTTCCTTTAATTTTCCTTTCCCATCCTTCATTGCATAGTTGTTTCAAATATTCAACGTCAGTTAACCCATTTGGGCAAGCATATTTAGGTGGCATGGGAGATTTGAGAATGTTGGTATATGCCTCAAATTTTGAAGCAAACAGATTGGTATTTTCTAATTCCTCTTCTGTATGTCCGGCTGCTATCATCTCTTCATAAGAAGGCATAAAAAAGCAATCACTTTCAAAGAAACACTTTAATACTTCACGTTCATTAGCTTGCTTTAATGTTATATTACCCAAATTTCTGCATAAAACCACACGCTGATCTGTGGCATCAGCCCTATTAACATAATGTGAATCTGGAGTAGCTAAGACGGGAATGTTAAATAGTTTTCCAAGTTCCCTAACTTTATTAGTAAGTTCTATTATTTGTGGAACTATTTCTTTATATATGAGTTGTACTTCTAAGAAGAAGTTTTCTTTACCAAAAATATCACAAAGTTGTTCTACTATTAATGTTCCAGATTCTCCCTTTTCAATAGCATCTGATATGGTTGATCCTAGATGTCCACACACAGCTAATAAATTACCATTACAAAATGGTCTAATTTGTTCTAAAGATAGTCTTGGTTTGTAGTAAAAGTGTCGTTCTTCATTAGATAGGGAAATTAGTTTAACAAGCTGGTTCCATCCGTCATTATTACGGGCATATATTAATAAGTGAGATAGGTGTCTATTGCTTTCATTCTTTATTGTAGCGTCCTGCTCACAAACATAGAATTCTATTCCAATAATGGCTTTTTTACCCTTCATAGCCTTTAGGAATTTAATGCTATTACCTATATTCCCATGATCCGTAATACAGCAACCATCCATATTAAGCTCATCTATTTTCCCCCTCACCTGTTCTGGTGTGGAAATAGCATCAAGTAAGCTAGCATCAGTATGTAGGTGTGAAATAAAATAATTTTTAGACATAGGTACTCCACACATATTATAGCCTGGGTTTTGATTTTTTCAAGTAATAAATTTACAATCATTGTTTTTGGTTTTTTTGATACAAAAATTCCAGTCTGTTAATGGATTATTTTTCATTTTATTGTCTTTTTCCTATCTGCAAATGTTTTGCCTTTGCCCCAGCCCTTTAGCCTAATATAAGTGTAATTTTTATTAGTGGTCGTTAGAATGTATAGTGCTTTGTCGATCTGGTCTTTAGTTGGAAGGTTGTCATGGGCTTTGATTCTAAGGACTTTCCATCCCATTTTTACTAACTTTTTAACACGCTTATAATCTTCCTTTTGTTTATGACCGTGCCACCACCACTCATCATATTCTATAGCTATTTTATAACCATTATAAATTCCAGCCCAGTCTATTGTAATTTTATATTTTTTATTTATTGCATAATATATTTTATATTCACATATAAAAAATTGAGGTATATATTTTTTTAGAGATATAGATTTGCCGGAAGTCTTTGTTCCATTTATCCTAAGTTCACAATTTCCGCACTTCACCTGTTTTTGATACCAAACGCTTCCTGGAGTTACTAAGAATGATTTCCCGCAATTAGTACAAACATAAAGAATTTTTATATGTGTACCAAAATATCTGGCATAAGATATTGCTCCAACATCTTTATTTTTTTGTATAAATTTGTCCTGTTTATATGTTTTGTTTTTACCTGAATTTTTTCTGCCACAAGTATAACACCTTAATTGTTTTTGTTTCCACACTCTGTCTGGGGTAACTAAAAATTCCTGTTTGCAATCACAACAAATATATTTAGTGGGATATTTAATGGTTTTATATATATCATAAGATATTGCACCGATAGCTTTGTTTTTATATTCAAACTCCTCCTGTGTTAATAATCTACCACGAGCACCAGAACACTCATAACATCTTATTTGTTTATTACACCATACTTTACCAGGACTAACAATAAATATTTTATCACAATCTATGCACCTATATGCGATTTTAGTCTTAAGACCACAAAATACACTACTGGATATGGCACCTATAGCTAAATTTCTCTGATGAAATTCTTCTTGTGTGATTCTACACCTCATGTATTTAAGCCCCCAGGCTCAAAATATTTGTTAATACTAAATCCTGGACAGATATATTGTTTTGTTACTTCTTCAACCGACTTATTTTGTAGTTCTAGTGCTAGTTGGTCACAGATCGTCATTGGCTCACCTATCTGAGCAAATTTTCCCTCTCTATATTCAATAAGGGCTTTGTTTTTGGTTCCCTCAAAAGTATTTTTACCCATATGACATAATTTGGTACATTTCCACGAAGTGCTTCTTTTAGGAGTGCTAGTGTGTAAAATTTCCTCATATTGTCTTCTTATAATCAACTCAGTCTCAATCAAATCTTCTTTTGTAAAACATAGAGTGATAGGACCACCACTATTAATATAATTAATGGTTAAAATAATCTGTTCAATATCTGGATATATATGAGAGGCTGCATAATGATATAGTCTCAACTGAAAATCTTGCCTAAGTGTTGTTATTGTTTTTTCAGAATTTTTATTCCAATCCCAGGCTTTACCAGTTTTCCAATCTACAATTTCATAGATACTTTTATCAATTTGAGTAACAAGGTCAATAGTACCCTTTAAAGCTAAATATCCCTTGATCTGCTCGCCATTAATAACCTGTGTATATTCAGCCCACTTCTTTTTTATTTCAAAATCAAATCTTTGTTCGGGTGCTACTATCGTCATATTACGCGGATCAAACTTACCACCACCCCAATTTAATGCTTTATTGACCCAGTTTATACAATCTATTTGGTCTTCTTGAAGCCAATTATGGGAAGTCATTTGAACCACATAATAGGCATATACCCTTTTACTTAGCTCATCAATATCGTATCCATCCGATGGAAATCTACCAACTATTTCGTCATCTATAAAATTTTCTTTATTATCTAATGCCAGACTGCACTTAGCTATAATTTCTAAAACTTTATGTACTATAGTGCCCTTATCTGCTTTTTTGTTTGGGGCACTTCGGATACCTAAATTATACTCGCAAAAATAACAGTGGGGACACCATTGCCATCGCCCAACTGATGAACTTCTAATATATGTAATAATCACAGTTAGCTTTCTTATTGTTCTTCTTTGTTTTCAATTTCATCAATACCCGGTATAACACCCCACCCATGTAGCATTTCATAAACTGCCTTATTCTGCTGGGCAATAGTCATATCTTTATTGTCCAAAATTGCAGCAAAGCTATCGTAATTATCCAGGGCGGTTTCACTTTCGTGTTGATCTTGATTACCATAAGGATTGCGTGTAAGATAAACAACTTTACCACCAGCGGCAGCTACACCATCAGCCTCATTGGGAAAGCGGCAATCAGAAATAAGGGCTAAGTCTGCATTATCGGCATTGATTTTACGCATTAGGGCATCCACCCACACGTTATTAAACATGGTGCGGAAAATATTAGTGCCCACATATTGCATAACTTCGCGGGCGGTCATAAATCCTGGTGCGTGAAGAGCCTTCTTAATGTCTTTACTTGGCACGGGCATATCTTCCCATTTTAGATGGGTAAGACTATCTTTCTGCTCATTTGTGCCAAAGCACTGTTCTTCGGTCAATCCTAAAATTTCAATACAAATACTACGCTTTAATAGATCAGCAAAGCTATAAACTTTCACATATTGGTCCAAATAAGCTTTACGAAAAGCATCCATATCTGGATTCTGCCTATTAATGTCAAATACACCTGCCCCTTCAACATCGCCAAATAGATCGTTAATAAACAACTCACCATCGGTGTTGATACCCCACTCGTTTTGTACTATCCCCAATGAGGAAAGGTGGACACCCACAATAAAATTAACAGCAGTATTTTTTCCTGCAACTTTATGCCCAGCGAAAGCTATAATATTAGTCATTTAATCTCCCGTATGTTTTCAAGTAGTAAAGAAAATGGAACATAATCTACATCATATCCATCATCTTTGAGTAGGTTTTTCATCATATAAGCCGCCGACGAATTGTAGCTATGAATAATAATTTTATCAATCTTTGGTTCATTAGCCACAATCCATCGAACCACCTCCATCCCGCAGTCTTCTCTCTCTGTGTCCACATATATTTCGCCACCTAAATCGTGATCTAAACAAACTAGTTCCCAGTGCGGCTCTGATTTAAGGATATTAATGCACTGTTGTGCTGTATGAACAAATTTAGCATGGGGCACCTTATGCTTAAATGCATCACATCTGTTCAGATCATCATCTAAAAATAAAATCATATTAAGTTCCTTCTTTCTCTGGTGACATCATTCCTAAATCATTTTGTGGTGGAATAATATTTCTTATTTTATAAATTCTGCCATAATTCCTTTTAATAGTTTCTACCGCCAGTTGTCCAGCCTCGTCATTATCCATTATTAAAATCAATTCTAAAGCCCCAGACCCATCTAAAATTGCCCTTTGCATTTGTGTTAGGTGTGCCCCAAATGTTGCCACACTATTATATATGCACGCCTCTTCTAATCGCCAAACATTACCCGGAGACTCAACTATAATAGCCTTTCTACTTTTTTTAATAAAATCTTTACTGTGCCAATAATTATATAGGACAGATTCTAGTTTTAATCCTGTGGAATGCCGCCACTTTGTATATTGCCATCTATTTTCTAAGGGTGGACATTCTAATGGGGCATGATAAAGATTACACAATGGGCATTTTTCAAATACGCTTCTGCCCGTATATCCCAAAACAGACTTATAATTTTCATCATATATTGGTGTCAGCACCCTATTATATAGTTCGTGGGACGGATTTTGGCATAGCCCAACATCATATTTATCTAAAACTTCTGGAGAATAATTCCTTTTAAGATAATAATCTGCCGGAATAACAAGTAGTTTGCGTGCATTATCTCTTGTAGTATGTGTTGTTATATGTGTGGTATGTGCTAATATTCGAGAATTTCTAATAAATTTCTTTTTTTCTAATGCGACAAAATCTATTTTTAATTTATCATATTTTTCATTAAGAAAGTGTAGGGCAAACTCTATAGTCTCGCCCATTGTAACTTTTTTATCTTGTGGGCATGACCAATTATATTTATTTTTAGACAAAACTCCACGAATAAATCCAAGCAAATCCTTACCAAATGATGACTCACAATGATGAGTATAACACTTCCATATAGGGAAAAAATCCTCATTAAAGTATAAACTTATGGCGTGCGGATTATCACCACTATGAATTGGGCATGGACCGTAATATTTTTTATTATCCTGTCGTAAATCTATATTCAAAATATCTAATAACTCTGGTAGGCGTAAGGCAACCTTTTGAGCTAAGATATTGTTTTTTGCTGAGTTGTTGTAGTACATTATTCATATCAGACTAAATTTTTAAATATATGGGTAATTACATCGACCGTCCATCCGTTATTATGTGTCCTGTTCGTCGTTAAATGGTATTTCGGTGGTTTGGTCATCAACCACAAATCCATCATCATTATTTATATTTTTTAGCTCAAACTTGGTTTTGCCCTCAACAATTTTAGCATATTTTCCCTGCATAAAACAATTGATGTAATCTCCCTCTTCCATCGATGGCCCATGTCTTGATATTAAGGGTACTAATTTTCTATTACCGTTTTGAATACCATCCTCAGCTATTTCTTCGTCTGATTTCCTCTTAAAGATAGTAAAATTAGAACATAGCCAAATAATTCTATCTGACCCAGAAGCCGAATCTGTACTTTCTTTATTAATTCCATCCCTGTTTAGCTGTATAAAGGCTAATATGGGCACTTTATAACGATTACAAAAATTGTGCAGTGTAGTCATCATAAAACCAAGAAGTTGGTATTCTTTCAGATCGGCAGATATACCATTAGCATCCATTAGCTTTAAATAATCATATAATATAACACAATCCTTAGCCGTTCCATCTTGATTAAGCCCCACATCCTTCATAATCCATCTACGCATAATTGCCAACTGATCTTCAAACGGCATACCAGCAATTGCCCTGTGGTAGTAGGGCACATTTTCTAATTTTTTACCGGCATCTATAACTCGTTTTAATGTATGGATATTAGAAGCAAACTTGCCAGTTTCAATATCATTAATTTCAACTTCTGTCATCATGGCAAGTGTTCTATTAATATGGTCTTCTCTAACCATTTCAGTATCCATATTGAGCACTGGAATACCAAGATTAGCTGCTACATGATATCCAACATTATCAGAAATGATACTTTTACCAACTTTTGCCCTAGCACCTATAATACTAACGGTTGCCTTTCTTAAGCCCCCACCAATTGCTGCATCATACATAGGAAATCCTGTAGAAATACCAATTTGCTCTACTGGATTTTCGGCTAAATTATCCAAATATTCTTGAATTCCCTTGCCAAGTTTTTCTGGTGAATTGTCGTGGTCATTTAATAATTCCGTAAAATTTAACACGGCATCTTCGGCTATGTTTAATATACTTAGAATAGACTCGTCACCCGTAACATTCATTAATCCATCCTGGGCAACACCCAACTGTTCTTTTAGCATTCGGGCAATTTGCAATTTGCGAATTTTAGCTGCAAATTTACGAATATTACTTTTATCTACATTTAAACCTAATACTGCCTTTAGGTGTAAGACTTCATCATTGTCTGTTAAAAGTTTTGTGCATCCACAACTTTTTGCTGCCGACATAATAAAAGAGGTATCTATTTTAACAGTGTCGTCTTTTTCTAAGATATATTTCAAACACTTAAAAATCATAGCATTTGAATCTATGGTAAAGGTTGTTTCCTGTACCATGTCTACTATATCATAATAAGCATCTGCCCCATAGTGACAAATACCAGATAAAACAGCACGTTCAGCAGCAACGTCATTTAACATATTTTAAGATTTAACGAAAAATGGATCAATTATTCCGTGTCCACAACATGTAGATGTGACGCCCCTTATATATCCTAAACAAACATCATATCCTTCTTTAGTGGGCTTTCTACCAAATCTTTGACATGGGCGTTCTTTATCTATAGGGCGATTATTATTAACATATAGCCATGTCTTATCGGCAGTATAATAAATTTCATGTCCTCTCATATAACTTGTTATCATTATCCTCTCCTTAAACAATTATTACAAGTATAGCACAAACCTTTATCCGGGTCTCTATAAACTAATGAAGAGCTTACCTCATGTACCTGTTGACATATTTGACAGGCTATAGATATTAAATTATTAGGGCGATTACGTTCTGATGGAGTTCGCCCCTTCCATAATAATTTATCTATTTTGCTATCTTCTTTACATTGTTTAGCCTCAGCAGATTTAAGGAAAAGATTTGGGCGTGGACCTAACTTAACAGATTCAATTCTACTTGCTAAACCCTTTCCTTGGTCCCATTTTTCTTTTATTTGTGTAATCTTTTTACGAGGTTGTACTTTTATTATAGTATTGCTATCATCATTGTCAAGTGTAGTATTTACACTGGTATTTTTTGTGGGTCGTCCACGTTTTTTTGTTGTCTTTTTAATAGATTTTTTTACTACTTTTTTTGTGGTTTTTCTCTTTTTAGGTATTTTTTTTTCAAGGGTGGTTTGTGGTAAAAGTCCACGTAATAGTTCCGCTATCTGAACGGCTTCTTCCGGGGTCATATTTTTAAGAGAGGTTATTAGATCACTCATTATTATTCTCCTTTAATCTTGCGTTATTAAGTAGTGTATTCTCTAAGCTCTTTAATGAAGAAGCCACATATTCTAGGCGATCCGTTCTTTGTTTAGCATATCTTAATATGTCCATGACGGATGAAACATAGGTGTTTTCTCTAGCTATTACTGCTACCTTAACATCAAACTTCATAAACTTGTCATAGTCGTTAATAACAGCAGCTACGGATTTATGCAATTCGGTTTCTGCCCATGTAACACGAGATTTTTCCCTATTGTACAAACGCTGAAAATAGACCGAAAACGAACCCAATCTATATGCTATGGATATAGACTGTTTGGGCGTGAGTTTTTCTATGGATTCACGATCCATATTGAGATAGCTTTGTAATTCTTCATCATCTCCGGGCGGACTTAATGGTGGTAGTTTACTAGTTAATTCATAGTCATCTAATAATTTATCTGTAAAAGACATCTTTTCTTTAGCTTGTGAGTTTACTTCGCCACTCATCTATTGTCTCCGAATAATTTAAGTTGATGATTTGAATATTGTTTTGCTCACACCATAAAGATTTTTCATTATCTTTACGTTTTTGTGCTACAAAACCTCCAATAGACTTATGAAAAAATGGCACATATTTGAAGTGCTGCTCACCATTAACTTCTATACACATATTTAACATAGGTATATAAAAATCTAAATAAGCCACCTCACGATTGCGTATTGGAATAGTTACTTCTTCATAAACCAAAATAGTTGGGTATATCTCTTGTAATAGTTTACGTGCCGTTAAATGATAGGTTGACTTAGCAGTTTTTTTAGAACCGTGGATAGAATTTCCGCCTATTTTCCAATTAATCGTATTATTGTCTAAATCGATACACCTCATACTGGTTGCAACCCTAACATTTCTCTAACTTTAGCATATAAGTCTACATATAAGTCTGGATTATTGACTAAGATAGTTCTTAGACTTTCTTTACCTTGTACCTTTTGGTCTTTGAAACCTTTATAATCGTGATTAATAGTGTACCATGCCCCTCCCTGTTTAATAAGTCCTAGATCGATAGCTAACTCAATTACTTCAAATTCTTTATCTAATCCATAACCATATCTTAATTTAGACACACACTTACCACCGGGCGAGCCTAATGAAGAACATCCACAACTCCAATGTACATCTTGACCTATTTGCACCTCACCATCTTTCCATGCCTGAAAATAATCACCCTTTAATTTAACATCAGCTTGATATTGTATTTTATTGCCAGAAGCTTCTACCCATTTGGGCGACATTGGGCCACCCTCTTGATTAGCAATGACATGCACAATTCCAATTACTACACAGTTATTTAATGAAATTGCCGTAGCATTACGTCTACAAAACCGCCCCAATAATCTAGTAGAATCATCTCTTACCTGATCTTCTAAATTAGCCGCAAATCCAGCAGCAGTACACATAGCAGAAAATGAATCTATAATAATAATACTTCCGGGCTTAGTATTAATAATATATTCGGCAATATTAAGATGATCTTCTCCAGTTAAAATTTTTCCTGGAGTGGATTGTATAATCTTAAATCTATCTTCACTTGTATCTAAGTTATGTATACCGCTTAGATCACGCGGTTTGATGCGGGCTTCTACATTACTGTAATATATGGTCCGCCCATTAGGATTAAATTCATCTTTGTATTTAATGTTTTGGGCATTGGCGGCAAACTGTAAAGCCATAGTGGTTTTACCAAGCTTGGGTTTGCCAGAAATAACCACAAAGGTGCCCGTATTAATGCCCCCGCTCAGCAAAATATCTATACTGGGACTAACGGGAATAATCACAAGTTTTTTATCTACTATGTGGTTGCCACCCACCATAACATTATCACCAAATTCCTTAGTAATAAATGCCTCTAAACTCAATGCCTTGTCTTTGCCCTTTTTAGTTTTGGCATCTATTATCTCTTCTGTGACATCCTCTTTTTTCTTAGCCATCTAAGCCTTCCAATCTTTTATCTAATTTAACCTGACGGGGTTTAGACATGGTGCTTTTACGCTCAAGCACTTCGGTAGATTTTTCTATCTTAGCATCAAGCATTTCTTTTTGATCTTTAATAATATCTTCTAACCAAGGGGCGAAAAGTGAATTTATATTTTTACACCTATCGCCCTTTAAAGCAGCTATAACTGCCCCCTCCCCATATTTTTTAAGAAGGATGTGGCACTTTCTTAATTGTGAAACAAAAAAAGTTCTCCATTCGGGCAAATCCCAAAATTTAATGGGCAATTCCTTACGTGCTTGGGAGGCTTTTTTTTCACAGATTAGTTCTATTATATATTGAGCCGCCGTGACATAGGCTTGTGGACTATATCTTGATGGATACCTAGATTTTTCTGTTTGTGTCGTTGCCACTACTCTTCATCTCCAATGGGTTCGCATGTTTTAGTGGTGAATAAATTTCCCCTAGCACTACGCGAAACCTTACGTTTATATCGTTTGGCACTTTCATCAGTTCTTGCAGATGCTGCTTCTGTCATTATAACTGGTCTTGTGTTCTTAGTCTTAGAGTTTGGTGAGGTCATCATATGAGATATATTAGGTTTTTCCTCTTTCTTAATTTTTACGGCACCAGACTTAGCTATTTTATCTATGGTTTTTGTAATATTTTGAAGTTCATTTTCAATATATTTATTAATAGCCGTCTTGCTCCTATCTAGTTCTCTACAAATATCATCTAGTGCACTATCATTGTTTAACATATACTGTATAGCGAACTTTTCTATATTAGTCAATTTACCCGTTTTCATATACGTTCCCTTTCTGCGTTAAGTAACCATGCCTGATTTTTTGTTCTCAAGAATTTTAAGTACATTGAAAAAATATTTTTATTGACTTCTACAAAACGACCACTTTGTATTACTGTTCCATCAGCCCTATTGCTAGTAGTAGTACGCTTTTTATCTTTTTGGTGATTTGTATTGCCCGTAATAGCCAGAGGGTTGAATAATTTACCACTATTATCACGTTTAATATAATAGCGAATTCTATTGGCGGTTATTGCCTTTCTAGCACAGGCTTCCTCTCGCTCATGTGCTAAAATAATTATCTTACCATTGTCGGCATCCCATAAAGTAGGATAATCATCTATCAATTCGTCGTGTTTTCCAAAAAGTGTATAAGTAATATCCCCTTCTAATATTTCTACTTTGGGATTTTCTCCTTTAGGTCGAAAAATAGCCTTATTAATATCGGCTTCTCTTACTCTCATACTTTCTTGTTTTTTAGCCATTTTTAGCTTTCTTTACTTTTCTTGGGTCTTTTTTACGTTGTTTTGTATCTATCTTCTTCATTCTTTGCATATTATTGGGCAACTCTTTCTCCTCTCCCTCTGTGCGATATTTATAATGTTCATGTTTCAAGTGCTCTTTATGATCTAAGCTATATTTATCGCTGTTTTGATCGCAGAAGTAGCCAACGGTTTTAGGCACAAAAATATGTGGTGAATCTATAATTCTTTCAACAGGTAGGAGTTGTTCACATTTTGGGCATCGGATAGTGGACACTTTTTGGTCATATTCAGAGTATGAAATATATAGTTCAAATTGGTGGTCGCAGCCATTATTTGCTGGATTACAATGGAAGGTATATGTGGGCATTTATATTATACACCAACTTTCAATTGAATAAAAAAGACATCCTATATAATTATAGCCTAAAAATCATAAAAGTCAAGAGAATTTAACTACACTTACTATATCCACACGGGCAACTAGCACATCCCTCTTGTCTAACAAGCTGCCCACCGCATGTTGGGCATGTTTCGCCCACAATAATAGTGCCATCCTTAATATATTTTTTTAGTGTTCGGCAGAGGATTTTGCCTATACTATTAAAATCTCCACTAATATCACCGACCTTTTCTAATTGTGTGATAATATCATTAATGGACACTTTATTTCTTAGCAAGGAAGAAATTAGGCGTGAAATAACCTGATCTATATCATTACCAAAGGCTGTAATTGGCGATAGTAATATTTCGTCTTCTTTGTCGTTATAGCATAATAGTTGATAAAATCCCTTACGTTTCCTAATAATTTTACCAGTTTTAACTCCGTGTGGTATTACCCCATTACGACCAACAAATATTTCATAAATTTCACCACCGATTTTACCGACGGCAACAAAATATTGCTGCCCCTTAACAGAAACGTGGTGAACATCACAATCTACTTCTCGTGGGCGTTTTTCTGGAAATTCTTTATGAATAGAGTTTTTATCTATTAAAACACCATCTCTACATCCTTCTCTATATACTGTACATCCCTTACACCCAGACTGCCATGCCGTTTTATATATCTCTCCAACTATTTCATAAGACACATCGCTAGGTAAATTAATAGTGATAGATATAGAATTGTCAATATGTTTTTGTAGGGCGGCTTGCATTGCTATGCGAGATTGCCAGGGTATGTCATTAGCTTGTGAATGTGCATATGGGCTGTCTTGTGCTGTTTTGCCCGGATTGACTGCTAACCAATCCTGTAGTCCTTTATGAAGGACATTAAAATGTTGCCATGTATCTCCATGATTATCTGTAAAGTCTACTCTAAAGTTTTTATCTCCAGGAATGATTTTCTTACGCCTAATATATTCGTATTTAAAGACAGGCTCTATGCCAGATGTGGTATTAGTTAAACATGACACCGTACCAGTTGGGGCTAGAGTAAGTAGCACCATATTACGCCGACCAAATTTTGTCATACGTTCATATAATTCTGGATTATCATCTCTAAGACGTTGTATAAAAGCCGACTTAATATCGATTTCTGGATCGTATAATGAAAATGCCCCAATTTCCTCTGCCATATCTACAGATGACTCATAACATGCCCATTTCATATATTGTTGAATTTTTTCAGCTTCTTTAAGAGATTCATCAGCACTATATTCCATTCCCAGTGCAGCTAGTGTATCTCCAAGTGCAGTAAATCCGCATCCTGTTCGGCGGTCTAATATAGCCATTTTTTTAATATTATCCCACAGGTCTAATGCAACTTGTTTTACTTCTTTAGGCTCTGGATCAGATTCTATTTTAGCTATAATTTTATCAATACATTCTAGTTCTAGGTCTACAGAATCGTCCGCAATACGTTGAAGTAGTTTACAATCAGAATAAAACGACTGATAATCAAATACTGCATCTTTAGTATAAGGATGTTTAACATAAGTAAGTAAGTTAATAGCAAACAATCTACAGGATAAATAAGCTGGCCCCATTTGCTCAGAATTTTTAATCAATATGTCATTAGCTACAAAATTATGATTGTCTTGCACTTCTATATCATAGAGTGGTTTAATAATATCGTGATAGGTAATATCTAATAGTTTACCATTACTTATATATATTATAGAATTATCTGGACTGTTAATATTGTGATTCTTATTTATTCTTACAATAATGTCATCTTTAGTAAGTTGATCTGCTCGTACATATCCTCTATTTTTAGTATAGAATTTATGATCTGCTGAACACTCGACACTACTATAAGCATCTTCATCTATAGAAATATTCAGTGTAACCGTTTTATCATGTCTTTTTTGCCATACATTTAATATAGGTTTCCATTCCATTTGCTGTGTATTCACATTAAAACTTACTACATGTAGATTATTGATATTAGCAATATTCTTTTGTGCTCTTTCATAAAGTTCTTTAATGGTAACATATCCACTCTCTGTAGTTATAAGAGTATCTCCAGATATGCAACATGGATTTGATGCTATTTCTCTAAACTGTTTTCCATAGTGATAACATGTACTCTCTCTATGTACAGTATCAATAAATTGTACTCCTGGTTCAGCAAAGTCTCGTGCTCCAATAATAAACTCTTTCCAAACATCACTAGCTGCTACTTCTTCCTGAATTTTAACATCTACACCTTCTGCATCAATAGGCCACTTTAATAAATGGTTCTTATTCTTGATAACATTGTGCATAAATTCATCTGTAAACTGTACAGAAATATTAGACCCGGTAACAGCATCTTTATTGCGTTTCACTGTAATAAAATCCATTATTTCTGGATGATTAACATGCATAGCCTGAAGGCTTGCTCCCCTTCTGCCACTAGTGCATACCTCTTGAATAGTATGAGAATAACGAGGCATAAAACTTACTGCACCGCTAGTAGATTTAGCGGCATTTTGTACACTTAATCCTTTAGGCCTTAGCGGAGACATATTCCACCCACAACCACCACGACGACAACTAATTTGGGCAATTTGAGCATCTAAATAAGATATACTTGCATAACTATCTCCAGGCATTGCTAAGATATAACAGTTACCAAGACTGACTATTTGATAAGGATTGCCCAATCCATACATCATTCCGCCCTGTGGAATTAATCTTTTGAATTTATCAAACAGACGAAATAATTGATCTTCTGTCAGTGGATTTTTAAATTTATTTTTTTCAATACGGGCAAATTCCCTAGCCATGCGTTTATGCATATCGGCTGGTGTTTTTTCTACTAATTGGTTTTCCTTATTTTTTAGGGCATATTTATCTACCCATGCAGAAGCCCCTAAGTCATTGCCATCAAAATAATCTACACTAGCCCTTAAACATTCGTCATAGCTATACATTGATGTTCCACTATATATAATTAAGATTTGCCGACACCATTTGAACAACAAACATAGAAAGGTTCAAATTAATTTTTCTCTATGGATTTATTCATTTCTTTAACAATAACAGAAGCCTCTTTAGCTGTAGCAGCACGCCCCTTATGTTTATGATAATCAGCCATTGCTGTGTTTTGCACATAGAATTTCCACAAGTCGTATGCTTTTTCGCACTGAATAGATTTTTTCATATTGGTGGGCTGTCCTTGGGAATCACGTACACTAAGTGTCATTTCAAACATTGTAGCTCCTTATATATATCAAAATTTGAAGAAAAAATAAAAGCGATAAAAAAACCGCCAATTTTCATCGGCGGCTATAATTTTTTAAGTGACACTATTTATATATAACTTTAGGGGTTAAGATGAAGCTTGTGTCACTTTGCTAGTTTATGTATCTAAATTAGATAAAAACATAGTTCTTTAATTGCTTCATTTTCGCGTGTGCGACATTATATTATACACCATTAGGATGAGTCATTGTCCGTTAAAACATTTTTTAATTTTCCTGTAAATTTTTCTAATTTTATTTTTGACATAATGGCTATTTCTTGCACTTTTTCAAAAGATTCTTTATTAATGGACGATCCTTCTTTAGGAGTGGATGCAAAGTAGACAACCTTTCCAATCCCCCACATTGCCATTTCCAACATGCATTTTTCACAAGGTGGTGCTGTCACATACATCGTTGCGTTGCCCAGGTCTTCTCCAGCAGATAAAAAAGAATGTCTAATAGCATTAATTTCTGCGTGAATTATCTTACTATATTTAAAGGGGCGGTTCCAATTTACATCGTCATCATTTATATTACGTGGCGGTCCATTAAAGCCCCATCCGCGAGGCATATTGTTTGGCCCAACAAGAACTGCACCCACTTGAGTATCTGGGTCTTTAGAAAATAAATAAGCTATACAAAATGCAAGACTCATATATTTTTCATCACGCTTAGCTACTTGCCTTGGAGATTTCTTCTGTGATTGTTTTAAATTTTCCGTCATCTATATTTTTTCCTTCTTCTAATAATGCCTTTTCAATTAATAGTCGATGGGCAAATTGAAATCCTGTTTTCTTCTCTGTGTTATGTTCACGAATTAGCCGCCTAAGCTTAAATCTATCAGCCATTGATGGTCTCTGACAAATATCTTGTGGACGGCGTGTTTTTTTACATTCCTGAATCATTTTAAATGCTTCTAACAATAGACTCATTAAAAGCATAATGGTTAGTGGATCAATTGTCCTTTTGTCTAAACCTGTAACTTTGGCATAATTATTTTGTAAAGATTCTTGTACCTGCTCTAACATTATTATACCTTCCTGAAGTGTGTTTGTCAAGTTATTTGAGAAATTTTTGATCGGTTTCTGGATTAAATTTTATAGTAAAGAGATAATTTAAATTGGGCGAAAGGGCAAGATCGGCGGGGGTAGTCCAATTATCGCCTTTATTTTTAATTAGGTCTATGCCATATCTATTAAAGGCATAGGCTACTGTCGAGCTACAGATTGGATATACAATATCTTTTACTTCATCGTCAAGAATAAAATCATTATGGGAAAATAAAAAATTATGTAAAAATAATTTATATTTAAAAATCCACCAAATTCGCCTCCATCCATAAGGCAATCCAGTCATTTTACGCATTATATTAGTTACTGCTTTACCATTAAATGGTGTACTAAAAGAATAAACTTCGCCGGTCTGTGGAATGAAATAAGATCGATCTTGATGTGATGTGGGGCGATAAATATCTATTACTGGACCCTCATCTTTACATACTTGTGCTATATTTTGAGTAGCCCCGCCAGTTTTCCCGTGGAAAAATACCACTTCCCACAATCCGTTTGGCTTAGAGGCAACGCCCACATGAGTATATGGACTAGCTGTACCAGCTTGAATAAATTTAGAATAAAATTTTTGCCCACGAAATAATAATACATCACCTTCTGCAAATAGCTCATAAGCATCAGCATAATTAATATATACTATTTTTTGCATCTATTCTTTAGATGTTTTTGGGGCATCTACCTCTATATGATGATATAGAACGGTTCTAAGTTCTTTTAATTGATCTTGTAATGCTGAGTCAAAATGCTGTTGGTCTTCTTTAGTCCATCTATTGGTTTGTACTGAATTTTTCCAGTCATTTAATCTATCTGTCTCTTGTTTAACATCGGTAATTTTGTCTTCAATTCTTTTGTTAATACCGCCAAATTCGCTCTGTAATTTATCATCTAAGTTAGCAACTTTTGCCGTAGTAGTATCATTAATTAGTAGCATTTCACGTTGTAAATTTTTATTTAATTCTGTTAAAGACCCATCAACAGTACGGTGCCACTGACTAGTTTCACCATCACTATAGGCACGAGCATTAAGTCTATCGCTCACCTGACTAATAGACGTAGTATTAGCATTAATATTGTCTTTAGTATTAGTGAGCATAAAGCCCAAGAATGCACCTAGAATAGTCATAATAGTTATAATAAAACCAGCAACACTAGCAATCATGGGCCATTGGGGCGTTTTAGCTTTATTTAATTCTCCAAGAAAAGATTCTCTAAAACTGCCCAGGTTTTCAGCAATAAGTTTAACGCTTTTGCTTGTTTCCTGAACTTCACTGACTAATGACTCAACGGCACCTTCTAGTCGTCCAACGCGACCTTCTATATGGGCACTATAATTAGATGCTTCACATTCTATCCCTGGTTGATTGATGGTCGTCCTTGATGTCGTTCTCGATGTGGTTTTAGCCATATCTCCCCTTCTTATACATGATGCGGTTGGTCTAAAAGAACAAAAGGGGAGTCTGCCGTGGTGGCATACACTCCCCCTATTTAACTTCATAATTAACATCCTGTATATATTATACCAAGGTGCGTTTGCTATAAGTAACACTGGCAACTTTAGGTTTAACCGTAGCAGAACCGCTACCGTCGTCACCAACATTATAAGCCCATACAATATTGCCAACAAAAGTTGTAGTAGAACTGCTTGTGACGACATATTTTGCTGCATCATCAGAGCAAGCACTGGTAATAACAGGGGTACCACTATTTCTAATGCCCGTGCTATAAGTATCACCACATAGAGCAGTAGAGCCATCAATAAGCGTTGGGCATGTAGTCCACATTGGTCCAGCATTACCCCACGATACTGAGGTGTGGAAAACACTCCAATAATTAGCTCGTATAGCAGTTGTCAGTTTTACACCGTGCATATTCTCAATCGTGTGAACGGTCCTACGAAGATGACTTGGAATGGTTGTACTATTACGATTATAAGCGGGGCTACGTAATGCAGTATTAGCCACACCAGCAATATAATTTTGTGTGGAACCACCACCAATCATAATATAACGACCTTTAGTAAGTTTATTAAAGTCGTAGGTTGTGCTAGGAGTACTATAAAGAATAGTTCCACCAGCAGCAAAATAGGGCACGTTGGTATCAAAAGCACCAGCATCAGCCAATGGGTCGGCATCGGTAATGGTATGTAAACCATTTTGTCGCCAATCTGTACATCCAGTTATTAGCAAAACTGTTCCAACTGTAAGTCCATGTGCAGCAAGTACAAATCGACATTTAGCTGGATAACTGCCATCACTACCAACACTTGTAATGGCAGTTGTAGATGTTTGAATAGCGGCAGAAACGCCGCTATGACGACCTTTGGTAACAATACTTACACCATTACGAACTTGATAGGCTTTTCCAGTATTGTCTAATAGGGTACGATTAGAACCCAAACCGGCAGAAGCACCACCAGTAGTTTTTGGCTGAGTAGTTGCGGCAACAGCAACAGCCGTAGAAGCAACATAGAAGTCTGTGCCGTTATTGCTACTTGTACGATTTTTAATAACATTAGCCATAATATCACCTTATATGCTTAAAGCATAATTCCAATCGTCCTAAAATGCAATCCCTTTCTGTTATATTATACACCATATCAGTGTAGATTAATTAGATTTCTTATATTTTTTTTCACGCATTTCAGCCCACTTTAAAAAAGATTCGTATAATTTGCCGTGGGCCAGCCAAAAAGATTGTGGGTGGTCTTTATGAGAATACTCTGTAAGAGTAAAAATGTGTGAGATTTCGTGAATTGTGGTATCTATAATAGCCTGATAATTATCTTGCTTACGCAAATGAATAATAAAGGTGCCATCATTATGTAAGATAGTATTGCCCAAATCTTCTTTATCTATAGAATTAGTAAAGACAATTCTATATTTAGCTGGTGCTGGACAATATTTTCTAAACCATCGTTTAAGAGATTTAAACTTCTTCCACTCGTTTTTGGTCATGGTTAAAATGTTCTGTAAGTTTGGCACTAATATTAGATTTCACCTTTTGAACATCAAACGCCTTACCAAAACCAACTCTCATTCTATAACGAGTAAACACATCTAAAGTTTCAACACCATCCACTTTTTGTATTATATTAATAATTTTAGGGGTAATATTAAAGTTAGTGTGGGCATTATAGAAATTAAATATTCGACTAGCTAAACATTGTTCTACGAGGGGCACCATACCCATTGGAGTGGCAATAAACCGCATAGTCTTATTACTATTGAGGGCATTGTTAACTTTAAGATCACTTTTCCACTCATCATTATCTTCAAAATCGTCTTCAATTATACTGTCTGGAGCAGGCACATTAATATCTTCTCCATATGGATCAAACCACTTTTCCCAGGCTATTATTTTCTTTTCCATGATGCACTTTCTTGTCTGCTTTTAGTACAACCAGATTGTGGTATCGAAATAACCACTATATTATACACCATATACTAGGCGTCTACTTCTTATGTGATTTTTTATTTTTTTTAGCTTTTCCAAAAACTTTATCCCAATTTTCTGCAAATTTTTTACTAGGGATTAAAAGTGGACGACGCTTATCACCTTTGCCGTTACTCACTATTGGCTCCTAAATATTGTCCAAAGAGTTTGGGGACGAGTTCTTTTTCTAAGGGTTGCATCACCTCACGCATTTGTGGATGGGCAGCTTCAGCACAACGTAGTTTAAAAATGTGCAACCACTCACGAGCATTTGCCGTAATAATAATCTCTGTCTTTAGACTGTGTGGTAATACAGAGCGGGCTTGTTCGGGTTTCCACCCATGCTGAATTAAACCATTATATAATTCTTCTGCTATCAACATTGCATTTAACCATATGTCTGTTTCGATTGAGCATAAAAAACCACGTTCGTAAAGTTTTTCCCGTTTGAATTCACCATCTATGGGTTCTTTTATCCAGGGTGGAATCACAAAAGTTATTCCAAGATTTTTCTTGCCGGTCGGGCTATAGTCACAATAGCGGGAACTTTCTTGACTAAAATTTGCTATCCTATGCCTAACAAGTTCGTGTGAAACTCCCCTGTCCACAATAAATTTAACCGTTGCCGATGCATGTTCTAATACACTGTGGTGCCCACGATCATATAGCATTTTACAAAATTTTGTAGATGATTCTGGAGTAATACCATCTTCTGATTTATAACAAACCCGACCACACCGTTCTATAACTTGGGGTGCATTGGGCGTTACATATAAAATTTCATAGCTTGGTCTAACCAATTTCATTATTTGATCCCTTTTTAGTATTGGAAACTGCAAAAACACCCATTGGACTGACTATAGGTGAACTATTATATTTTTCTTCAATTTTATCCCAAGCTTTTACAGCCGACTTCACAAACTTTGTACTTTCGGGCTGTTTAACCATTGTGTGATGAAGAACATCTATTATATTTTGCCTTAAAGTACCATTAGATATGTGAAAAAGTAGTTCGCCATAATATTTGGCTATAGTTGGGGTTTGTTTATCCCATGCACATACAATATTAATATTGCCCTCTTCATTAAGCAAAAAAGAGACATAGGCTATAGTATCATCATATGGTAATGATTCTTTAATGGGCTGCTTTGCTTGTGCCCTAGCATTATCAACAATTTCTTGTGCAGATATGACATTAATACCCGCCATTCTTTTAAAAAATTGTATTATTTTATTTAGATTCATAGTATTCCCGAAGATTTTTAACAGAAGTCTTTACTATTTGTTCTACTCTTTGTTTAGTTACTTTAGGGGTAATTTCTTGGGCAATTTGCTGAAAGGTTTTATCTTCAATATAATAACTGTGCAGACATTGCCGTTCTCGTTCATCTAAAATTGGGCTGTTAATGATTTCGTGAACTTCACTAATATTAAATCGTTCATCTTTAGCACGCAAATGTTTAGTATAGGAATGCCGATCTGCCACTCCGTCTAAAGATAACACCTGCCCACGAGCATAATACTTAGCTACTCTCTGACGATAACTTTTAATAGCACACAATGCCCTATATTTACGATATCCGTACTTTGTGCCCTTCCCATTCCACTGCCAATCCGCATTCATAATGGCGGTTGCAATATTAGATATAACATCATCTCGCTTGAGCATAGCTGCCCGCATAGAACCTCCAAATACACCAATCATTTTTTTTGCCAGTTGTAGATATTCTTTTAGTGATGCAAATTCGGTCATCGGTTCTCCGTGTATTTTTCGTGGATTTTCAATACCAATAATGTCCATCATAGGGCAACTCCAAATAAGTTAAAGTATCGTTAGCAACCAGATATATATTATATTCTATTGAGGCGAACTTGTCAAGACTGAAACCAACTCTTTTGTGGTATTTCCCCAGGAAAATTCTTCTACTGTTTTATTAAAGTCTTTATTTTCTGGACGATTTTTATAACAATGATGCATATATTCTATAAAATTATCACTTACCTTCTGCGTAATCTTTGCCCATGACCCTGCTCCAAAAAACCACCGCCCATCATTAGCTATTTCTTTATCGGGTGTGTTCACTAATAGTGCATTTTCAGTATTACAAAATTCGGTATGCCCACTATAATTTGTGATAATAATAGGCTTACCACATGCTATGGTTTCTAGTGCCTCTAAATTCCATGCCTCTGCCCTACTGGGGAATATACCACAGTCACAAGAATTAATAATATCAGCTACTTCGGCATGATTTTGTACAGGACTTACAAATTTAATTTTATTACCAAGTTTAGAATTTAAATATTGCCGTTTCCATTTATTTATCTCTTGAGGTGTTAAAAATGGATTGTTTGGCATTAACCACAACTCTACATCATCATCTTGAGTAAAGGCATTGTTAAACATATCACATAATACATCATGCCCCTTACGAACTTCCCACTTGCCTATATTGATAAACCTATAGGTGTTTTGGTTAGTAAATCTTTTCTTATGAAGGGGGTTTGGATAAAACTGTTTTGTATTTACTCCTGGGCGGACCACATAAATAGGTTTGGTAATATCGTTATTTAATAGAACTTGTTTAGCCCATTTAGAAGCTACAATAATTCCATCGGCAAAATTAAGATGGTGCTTTTCCCTGTCAGTTAATGTGTCTAGCTCAAAAAAAGGATAAACAAAATAAGGGCCATTGCCCACTTTAAGAGATAGATCAAATTGATGCCATATTTTTACACAAGGGGCATCATAATCAAAGAACTGACCATTTGCCAACATTTGCTGAAATGCCTTTTGGTCAAACGACTGATCTAGTTGTACTTGTCCTATGGGTAGTAGATTTACTTGATGACCAAGAGTGTGTAAGCACTGGGCTATGTTTGTAGAAACAACACCATAGCCTAGATTATTAATGGGGGCATTTAAGTTAATTTTCATAGTTTGTGTTTTCCTTTTCAGGTTTTTCCTCCTTGCTACATCGAAATGATATAGCTGTATTGCTCATCATGCCTGTAGCTAGGCTTCTTTTTTCATGTAGCTAGGCTTCTTTTTGATCCTCGCTACACTGATGGTTTGAGTGATGCCAAGAAATGAAAACCTGTAGCTAGGCTTCTTTTCCCTCCTTGCTACACCCTGTTAGTTGATAATTCTGTTTTGCCATTCCCTGTAGCTAGGCTTCTTTTCCCTCCTTGCTACACCTGAACCTCATCTAAACCATTGTGCATCAAGGAATTGTGAAGCTGTTTTTCGTTCAAAACTGTTCTTAAATCAGCCAAATTTTCATTGTCTGACCCAGTTTTTTCAAAAAAACGATTCGCCTGTTGCGATTCAAACGATTTCTCGTAACCTACTTGTATAATACTTTCGGTAATCATCGCATATTCGGTATTTCTACCGTTAGACCCATTAGCCAGCACACTACATAGTGCTGACCACTTACTCTGTGCAAGCGGTAAGTCTAATTTATCTTTAAAAACAAAGTTCATCAAAAATGCAGAAAGCACATCTCGATGCATTTCACCATTTAAGAATTTCAAATAATCACAATCACACTTATGCACACGACTTAATCCCTTATTGTGGACTTTGCCGCAGATACATGTTTGACTCAATTTAGTTTTATAGGTGTTGATTTCAGTGGTAGTAGCCTTTTTATTTAGGGCATTTACTAGTTGAGCAGGTGAATTTTGTTGAATACTACGCCGAACCCCATGATTTCCTCTTTTACCTTTTTGTTTCATCTTGGCAAAATCGTGCTTTTCTATATTGATTATACTTCCAAGTTTGCTAGTTATCAAGTTCGCTTGATGATTAGAAAAATATTTTTTAGTGGCGGTAATCTCACGGTGTAGTACCGCCATTTTTCTTTTTAATCTTTTCATCAAATTGGTAGAGTGTGTCTGTCTCTTACCCTTAATAACTGCACCTTTATCATTATAGCATTCTGGATTAGCCAATCGTAATAGGCGGCTAAATCTTTTTTGTAGTTTTTTAATCTCTTGGATTTTAATTTGATTTTGTGGAATTTCTAAAGAAATAAATTGGTGTTCTCCGTTCTCGTTGCACACAACAGACTCTTTAGTGCCAATATCAATGGCAATTTTATCGGCGGACTTCTCAAACTTTTTCATTGGACTACCCTGAACAGTGATACAAGCATACCAGTGGTTGTGTCTACTATGCTGCCATTCCCTTTGAATGCTAATGCCTCTAATATTCATTCCTTGAATATACTGCCAGTACTTGTCTAAATATGCCCTATGTATTGGAAAAGTGATAATTTTTTTCTTTTTACCAGCACCTTCAGTATAAATAATATTATTATCTGCAATGTGAAAGCTTCTTTGAGTCTTTGTACTACTACACCAATCTTCTAGCTTATCCAGTCGTCCAGGTCGCACAAAATTAAATCTCTTTTTATTCTGCCCTTTATGATTTTTAACAGCTAAAAATGCTCGACTACCAATCACATAAATCATTTTAGCTTTTAGTAATTCGGATGCCCATTTTAGTTGTTTCTTATGTGGGCTGTTTGATAGGTCAGTGGTAAATTTGATTAGTCCAAACTCACTAAACCCACTTTCTATCGTTGCCTCTTTATATAGGGGCTGATAGTCAGACTTTTTATATAGTTCTGAAAGTTTTCTATATTCGGTAGCCAACTTATAGGACGGATGATTTCTGCATAGGTCACGTCTTTTAATAGCTTCGGCTAGGCAAAAATTATAAATGATACGTTGTGCCTCAATCATTTGGCGTAGGAATTCTTTGCCGCCCTTATTGGGCAAAATACGTACTTTCAGGACGAACATTTCTTCTTTTGGTTTCATAATACTATTATAGTTGTAGAGTGTCCAAAGTCAAGCATTATAGACATTTTGTAGTATTTAGTATTTTGGTCCGCCCTCGTATCGATTCAATACCTTCAACAATATCACCGTTGCCAATATATTTAAGATAATCCAAATTATAATGATGCCTTTCAATGATGGAGATTAAGTCTGGTTGATTGGTTGCCACTGCTCGTTTTTTACACTCTTCTATAGGTGTATTAACGACATAGTAGTGGGCACTTTTATCTATAGTAAATAGTTTTTCTATACTTAGTTTGGTAGTGTGTGTGCCATCTACCAATACATCATGTCCATCCATGAGTAACTGTTGTAGAAATATATCTTTCATTCCAGCAATCATATGTTCAATACTACTATTATATCTGTGCCCAAACACCAACCTTAAGGTGTCACCACAAAATAAAACTCGTGGTTTTTCATAAAAATTTTTATAATTATCAAAACCGCCATGTGGCTGAGTCCTATTGATAATTTGATTATTGTTTA